CCTGAACGCACCCGGTCAGTGCCAGCAGCGCGCCAGCAATTGCTATTTTTTTCATCATCTTTCCTGCATTCGAAGAAAAAAATATTGTGGCATTAAAGCGCTTGGGCTGCCAGCGAAGATCGACGGGTCTTAAACCTGCATCCCCATCACATGAGCATACATTTTTCATAAACGACAAAGATCGTCCAAGAGCGCACTAAATAACAGATGGTTAGAGTCGTCGAAAACATCAGTCGTCTAAATTCACCTTAGAGCGAGTGCTGTTTTGTGTCCCACCCATGCCCCACTGCCCCCTCTTTTCCTCCCTGCCCTATACTTTCAGTCTGACATCTGGCTGGAGGTTTCTATGTGTGGACGATTTGCACAAGCCCAAACCCGTCAAGAATATCTGGCTTACCTGGCCGACGAAGGCGATCGCGACATCGCATATGACCCGGAACCGATTGGACGTTACAACGTGGCGCCCGGTACCAAAGTCCTGCTGTTGAGCGAACGCGACGAGCAACTTCATCTCGATCCGGTATTCTGGGGTTACGCTCCCGGGTGGTGGGATAAACCGCCACTGATTAACGCGCGCGTCGAGACGGCGGCCACCAGCCGAATGTTTAAACCGCTGTGGCAGCATGGTCGGGCAATCTGTTTTGCGGATGGCTGGTTCGAATGGAAAAAAGAAGGCGACAAGAAGCAGCCCTACTTCATTCACCGCGCCGACGGACAACCAATATTCATGGCCGCGATCGGCAGCACGCCGTTCGAACGCGGCGACGAAGCTGAAGGTTTTCTCATCGTGACGTCTGCAGCTGATAAAGGCCTGGTCGATATCCACGACCGCCGGCCACTGGTTCTGTCGCCAGAAGCAGCCCGGGAATGGATGCGTCAGAAGGTTGGCGGGAAAGAAGCGGAAGAGATAGTTGCCGACGGTGCTGTGCCCGCAGACAAGTTTATCTGGCACGCTGTGACGCGCGCCGTGGGTAATGTGAAGAACCAAGCACCATATTTAATATCAGAAATTTAAACTCTCAAAGTTTAGAGTTGATTGAATCACTGCATAGATTTTTTACAGTGTTTTTCGTAATCTAAAACACTTAACTTTAACATACGTCCATTTGCGCCTTGTATCTGCTCTTTAGATGGGTACGCGTTAAAGAGAAAGATCGCCATACATACACATAGCAATGAGAATAAATAAGCAATATTTGTTGACATAAAACCAAAAAAGATCTCATGGTAGAACTTTATAGGTGCAAGTGCATAAGCTAGATATACTACACCGGCGAACCAAGCTGCCTTCCTTTTAAGGAGATATTTGGTATCAACGAGAAAATAAAACCGTTTCCCATCAAATTTTAAGTAACGACTTAAGATTGCAATTTTTCGTAGAGATAAAGTTAGGTCGCAACGATTCAAAATATATACCATTTTCATTCTATTCGACCCAGATGGTACGGGAACCACTTGCCGCATAACCTTTTCCTTAAGGAGTTTTGATATATATTTCTTGTCCTCATCATCCAAATGCTCACCATATTCTTTATAAAAATAGCGAAGCTTAATCAATTTTCCATTTTTTAGAAAACCATAGATATATTTTATGCATGCCCAAAAAGCAGTAGCAATAGGCAGTAGCGAGGCTAAAGAAGCCCATACTTCCTTTTTCACTATAATTTCTGAAATCATATTTTGATAACTCACTTTGATATAAGCCAAAAAGCATAACACTCTGATTTTATTATTCAACTTACAACTAATAGGTCTGTAAACCTAGTGGTATATCTCGGTGAAAGCATTTCTCGCTTCATCTGCCACTGCTGCTGTATGCCCTGCCCGGCAAAGTACAGAGTTCCTTTTCCATCTTTTGCGTTAAGGTGATCGAGAACCTCCATCAACTTATCGCTTCCGACCCGCGGCGCGTTCTCGTCAAACAAATTGAGCTGAGCCACGCCCTGGCTGAAGAAGTCCCCAAGCATGATTCCTGCCTTCTGGTATCGGTGGCCATCCTTCCAGATTTTGTCCAGGCACTTTACCGCGGCGTTGATGATGTCGCGGGAATCCTGAGTGGGAGTGAGAAGCTTCAAGGAAGCACTGCTCCCGTAATACGGCTCGTTAATCGCAAAGGGAGAGGTTTTCACAAATGCAGAAATAAAGCGGCAATACTGGTGCTCGCCGCGAAGCTTTTCGGCGCCACGCGCCGCATAGCTGCAAATAGCCTGGCGCATCTGCTCGTACTCGGTAACGCGCTCGCCGAATGACCGGCTGCAGACGATTTCCTGCTTTGCCGGAGCAAACTCTTCCAGTTCGAGACAGGGTTCTCCGCGCAACTCCCGGACTGTTCGCTCGAGAACCACGTTGAAGTGTTTGCGGATAATCCATATGCTTTGCTCTGAGAGGTCCAGAGCCGTCTTGATCCCCATGGCATTGAGCTTCTTGCTGATACGCCTGCCGACACCCCACACATCCTCTACAGGTACGATAGCCAGCAATCGACGCTGACGGTCGATGTTAGACAAATCAACCACCCCACCAGTCTGGCGCTGCCATTTCTTGGCTGCGTGGTTTGCCAGCTTAGCGAGTGTTTTAGTCTGCGCGATGCCAACCCCGACAGTCAGATGCGTACGCTTCAGAACTGTCGCGCGGATCTCTTTGCCGAACTCCGTCAGGTCCCGGCAATTCCTGACGCCTGTCAGGTCGCAAAAAGCTTCGTCAATGCTGTAAATTTCGACACGGGGGCTCATTTCCTCCAGTGTCGTCATTACCCGGTTCGACATATCCGCATAAAGCTCATAGTTGCTACTGAAGCAAACAACACCGGCACGGCGGAACAACTCCTTTTGCTTGAAGAATGGCTCCCCCATGGTAATTCCAGCCGCCTTGGCCTCGGCGCTACGTGCGATAACACAGCCATCGTTATTCGAGAGAACGACTACCGGGCGCCCTCTTAGATCCGGCCTGAACACCGTCTCGCATGATGCGTAGAACGAATTCACATCACAGAGCGCAAACATGGTCAGCTCGCCGATTTTACGATGAAAGTTACGACGCCGAACACATCGAGCGTATCCTCGCTGCCGACGATAATCGGTGAATAAGCGCTGTTCATCGGATTGAGTTGAACTGTCGGGCGGAGCTGCAGACGTTTGACTGTGAATTCCCCTTCTACCGCGGCGATGACAATGTCTCCGTGCTCAGCAGTCCGGGAGCTATCCACCACCAGCAGATCACCGTCGCTGATCCCGGCCTCCATCATTGAGTCGCCGGCTGCTTTGACGAAATACGTCGAACTGGGATGGGAAACGAGTAACTCATTGAGATCGATGCGCTGTTCGACGTAGTCAGCCGCCGGGCTGGGAAAGCCGCATTGCACTAAGTCGCTAAAAAGCGGGATAGCAATAATTTCGCGTAACTCTGCCGGTCTGAAGAACTCCATGATGCATACCTCGGATACTGTTTTTATATACAGTAGTTTTAACTGAGGTACTGATCAAGATGCCCGTTCGTTTCTGTTCGGCTACTTCCTAGCCGCTTCGTTTCTAAGCCTGTAACGCTATTAGCTTTTTGATATTTGTAAATTTCAGCAGGAAGAGTGTCGATTGCTCACTTTGGGTACTACATGAAGGGGTTTTCGTCTGAGGAAACCGGGTAAATGGTATGCGTAACTACACCAACCAGGCGAACATCATCAAGCGCATCGCCTTCTATGGCCTCTCCATCATCGGTAATGAGCGCATCACCAGCCCAATATGCGTGCTGCTGGCGTCCGCAAAACCAGATGAGCAATGTGTCTCCGCGATTGAATGCTGATGCATTATCAATGACATCATAACCTTCCGGCGTTTCAATAATGCTTGCAGAAGGAGGTGTGAATGGATCAGCTACCGCTATAAAGGCGGTCTGTATGTCTGCTGTGCGTGGCATGATCACCTCACAAAATAACTGTATGCATATACAGTATCGTCAAATATGAGGGTCGATCAAGTCTATGTCTGGTGCTACACTTCAGGCCTTTCAGAATTCACTGATTTTTATCATGTTAAAGATGCGCAACTCATGAGTATAAACCTTTCTTCCATTTATCGTAGCCAGGCCGTCAGGTACTGCCTTGTTGGCGGAATGAACACAGCGGTAACAGCTTCAGTGATCCTTGCTCTTACCGCCTTTGGTGTAGGACTCTATAGTGCAAATTTTTCGGGCTATGTTGTTGGTATCCTGTTTAGTTTTATCCTCAATACGATATTCACGTTTTCATCAAAGCTTTCAATATCAAAACTTCTCAAATTCCTGGCATGCTGTGGGGTTTGTTACGTAATAAATATTTTCGCTATGAAAATAACTATTATAGCTGGCGTTGAAAATTTATATCTCGTTCAGTTAACAGGGATGTTTTTTTACACAGCAGCAGGCTTTATCATTAATAAATTATGGGTTATGAAATAATGAACGCTCCAATTCTTTCAATAGTTGTGCCATGCTATAACGAGCAAGAGGTTTTTAATCTTTGTCTTGATGAATTATCTAGACGTATAGTCGAAATGAAAGATAAAGGTAAAATAAATACCAGAAGCCATATTGTATTCGTGGATGATGGAAGCAAAGATGCGACATGGAGCTTAATACAAAACGCTTCAAACAATAATGATTTAGTAAAAGGCGTAAAGCTATCACGCAATAAAGGCCATCAGACTGCTTTGATGGCTGGATTATCATCATGCATAGATTCTGATATTACTGTAAGTATTGATGCTGATTTACAGGATGACACAGCAGTTATTGAAAAGATGGTTGACTCATATCTTACAGGACACGATATTGTTTATGGAGTAAGAAATGACAGAACATCAGATAGCTTCTTTAAGAAGTTCACAGCCGAAGCATTTTACAAAATAATGACGAAACTTGGCGTTAATCAAGTAGAGAATCATGCTGATTTTAGACTATTAAGCAAAAGAGCATTGCATTCACTGCTCCAGTACAAAGAACAAAATCTTTATATAAGAGGACTTATACCTCTGATTGGGTATCCTTCCGAGAGTGTTTATTATTCTCGAAGTGAGAGAGCTGCGGGTGAATCAAAATATCCTCTCAAGAAAATGCTGGCATTGGCTCTTGAGGGAATCACTTCATTCTCAGTCACACCACTAAGAATTGTTACGGCGCTAGGTTTTATTATATCAATACTATCATCTGTGGGTGTAGTATATACGCTAATTCAATATTTCCTTGGGCATACGGTGAGCGGTTGGGCCTCTATGATATTAGCGATTTTATTTATCGGAGGCGTGCAAATGCTATGCTTAGGAGTGATAGGTGAGTATATCGGCAAGATTTATATGGAATCCAAAAAAAGGCCAAAATTTTTTACTGAATCTAAAATTGGATTTAATGAGAATGACGGGAATATGTAAATGAGAACTGAGCAATATAATAAAATAATATACTTATCAGTAGCGGTAATCATATGCCTGTTGACGTCGTACTTTTACACATCAACTGAAAATGACATCTACTCATTTGATTTCCTAGCATACTGGAAAATGTACAGTGATTACAGCTCATTATTATTTAGCGACCCATTACTGTATTTAGCAAAAACATATAAAGAAGTCTACAGCCAAGATTATAATCCTTTAGCATCTTCTATTATTGCCCCTATTTACTATGTATTCGGTGGTTCAAGATTTGTTTATATCTCTGCAGTAGCTATCTGTTATCTAATTCCTGTGTCTTACTTAGTTTATCTAATTGTAAAAGACACCATAAAATTAAATAACCCTATAACATTTGCAATTTGCTTATTAGTATCAGTAAGTTTTGTTGGCTATTGGAAGCCTATTCTCAGAGGGTATCCTGATATTGTTTCCATGATTCCATTACTATATTGCATTTATTATACCCAGCGTCACTCGCTTTCATATAAAATCGATATAAAACGAGCATTGCTTGTCGGTTTACTTTTGTGGCTGCCATTTGTATTGCGCCGATGGTACGCTTATACGATTGTTGCAACATATTTAGCGCTTCCTTTAGCCGAGTTAATTTGGAATAAAGCCGTAAATTATAAAAATACATTTATTAACCTCTTTGTGAACTATGCTATAGCAGGAACCGTCAGTATTCTGCTTGTTTTTCTTTTTCAAAAAGATGTAGCAATAAGAGCCATTACAACCGACTATTCGTCTGTCTATTCAGCTTATGGACTTCCAGTTCTGGATAGCATCCACAAAACAATTGATCACATTGGTTTGTTTTTATTTATCGGTTGTTTGCTTAGCTTTTTTATTTCATATTTAATGATTAAACAATCAAGAAAAGTATTATTTATCATTACTTTTATTTTTGTTTTAAGTTATATATTGTTTGTACGCACGCAATCGCCAGGCCATCAGCATGAAATACCATTCGTCACATGGATGTTAATTCCACTATTAATGGTGATCACAAAACTGATAAACAAAATAAAAAATGTAGAACTGAAAGCGCAAACTGTTGCTATAACGATATTTCTATCTATATTGATTACTTCAGTATCTATTTATCGTTCGGTGTTCTCTGATAGTTTTGGAAGAACATTCTTCCCTGAGAAAGTTTACCAACTTAAATTGGATAATTATCCTAATTATCTCGATATGGTTAGCTATCTTAAAGAAAGAGTTCTGAAAGGTAATGTGAAGTATGTGTCGGTTATCAGTTCTGGTGGTGTACTTAATCAGAGCATGCTCAAGTATATGGCAAAAGGTGATCTCGACAACAGGATAAAATTAACTCCACAAGTAGACTTGCGGGATGGAATGCCTATTGATTCTTTGTTATCAGAATATTTGGTTGTTGTTACCCCTATAGACACTCACCTCCCTCATGGTCAGGAAGTAATTAAGACAACAGCCACTGAGATTTTATCTGGTAACGGGTTGGGATCTCACTATGAAGAAATAAACAGATTTAATCTTGCAAACGGATCGCTAGGAATCATTTACAAAAAAACATCCCCATTTGCGGTAAATGAAATCAAAGAATTTATTTCTAAGTTCACAAGGCATTACCCAAAATGGCAAGGTGATTATGATAATGAGAAAGTCATATCGCTGATGACATCCAGCCTCTCTCTTGGGGATGGAGCGGCATGGTTTTCCAGAAGCAACGAATTTGGCATAAACACTCATCCTGGTAGAAATTTTGATACCGTAATCAGTTTTATACCGTTAAGGGATATGATAACTATCAAGTCAACAAGTACTGCTTGTAAAAATGCAGATGGTGTTTATGTTTCCTATGCCTCTAAAGATGAAAATGGAAAATTACATATAGAGCCAGGCAAAGAAGTTAAAATTGTATTGCACGATAAGTCTGCACGATTGGAATTGCGCATAAACAAAGGTCTAAATGACGCTTGTGATAGTATTTTAATCAACTGATATAATTAAGCGCCCAAGCGGGCGCTTTTAACATCAAACTAGTATTCTCCAAGCACCCCCAATCTTTTTGACCGTTATAACTCTGTTTCCGTTTGCTGAACCTGTAAATACCCTGTCGGTTCCACCCACCGCCATGCCTGAACCTCCTGATTTAAATGTAATTTGCCCCGAAGTGTCGTTAGTTATCAGTACATGAAAGTACATTCCGTCTCTTGCTGGCTGGTTTATTCCTGCAATGACAGTGTTATCTGCGGCTGATGCGATTGTGTACGTTGCCCCATGTTGTGGTACCCAAGTATTCGTCACGGTAGGCCAACCATTACCAATGGAATTAAATGCTATAGTGTTTGTTGATGGCTGCCGTTCACCGTCCCCTTCAATAAAGTATGTTCGGTTCCTTTTATCGAACAGAACTTTAACTAATTTATTATTATTTACACCAAATCCTATGTAGTGAATCCCCCCCGAGAGATATGTCCCACTTATTACGATTCCAGCTGCAGGGCTATCGCTTGTACATGCCAAATAAAAGTAATCAGTTGTGCCAATATCTTCTATAAAGAATCTTCTGTACGCGTCACTAAGAACCCTATAAACCATCCCATTCTCTGGTATTAAATTAGAGGTCCCTGTGGTACTGAACTGACCGCGAGTTGATGTTAACGGGCTTTGCTCCATGTATCTTCCGAGAAGCGTTGCAGCTCGTGTGTAGGAAGCAATCGCCTGCTGCCCTTCTTTCAGGGTTGCAAGATTAAGCATCGTTCCATGCCTGATTCCCTCTGAACTTCTCACTGGCGATGGAGATGTCCATGTAGAGAAATCAGTTGTTGTAACGAAGTAATATTCACCATTTGTACTGTAGGCATCGGCATATAGATGCCATTGATTGTATTTTTTCGAATACATAAGGCATGGCGCTTCCACTGCAGTACCACCAAAATCAAGATCAGATATCTTGGTGTACCCACCTACTGCTGTATTAGAGCACCATATTTCAATGTGCTTGTTGTATTCATTTTTTATCGCTATCAGATATCGTCCATTTGAGTCTTGATTCATTTGTGGATCAAGACGCTGCACGCTAATATCTTGTAGGAACAGTTGAGGAGAATCAAAAGTAAGATTTTCCAGATCGTTACATTTACAACCGATTGCTGCCGCCCACGTTACAGATGTCCCATTTATATCTGGCGCATTGGGATTTATTCCCACTGTAGCAACAATCCATACATCACCGTTGTTATCTTGAAACAGTGATGGTGCCCATATTTGATTAATGCTGGTTAGTGTTCCGCCGAACTGAACTGCTGACTGTCCATAAAGAAGTGATGATCCCATTTTTACTTCTTTAGGAGTCCAATTAATCATATCGTCACTAGTCAGAACAATTAGATCACGAGGACCTCCAATTGGAGGGTTTGGGTGCCCAGAGGTGATGCAAATATGCCATTTCCCATTAAAGAAAGAAATGTCCGGATCGTTACCCCTGACGGTTGTCAGGTCCATCAAAGACGTTTGAGCTGACGAAAGATACCAGTGGCTATCCGTTAGCAGATAGGTAGTATTGATAGATTCCAACCAAGAACCATTGTAACTCTTAAACAGAGTTACCTTTCTGTCTGTTTGGTTATTAAAGAATGCTCCTACGTAATAATCTGATGCATTCTTGGAGCTTACTCTATTAGTATATTCTTCTGTTTCGTCGATAAAATCTTGAACAGTACCACCACCATTTTTCCCTATCATCCCTGAACCAGACGACGTGGCAAGCATTGCTCGCAGGCTTGCATCACCAATGCCAAGCCATGCGCCAACGCCCACTCCGCCGGCGGATGCTGGGGTAGACCCTGCATCAACATGCTTAGGCAATGCTCCATCCCAGCGGTAGTATTCGCCGGTGTCTTCATCACGAAGAGCCTGGTTGGGAAGGGTGATATCAGCGCCGGTCTGGAAGGAGTCAATGAGGATCCATCCATACTGGGCAATAGCCTGCTGCGCAAGCCACCGCAGTCCTTCGATGGTGTAATGCTCATTACCGAGCCGGTCAACATACGTATTTACCAGCGAGGTAACAAACTCGTCAATTTTACCGGCGTTGAACTTAAGGTCGCGTGGTGATTCGCTTGGTACAGGCAGATTAGTTGGTTGCGTAGCCATATTTATTCCATAAAAAAACCCGGCGCGGTGGCCGGGTTGTGATGGTCGGGATAGGTCTTATTGGTAAATCAGATCGCTATACTCAGCGAGGGTTAATGCTGTACTTCCCTTTCCATCTGGCTGCTTGGCGGTGATGGTCCACTGCCCTGCATCCAGTTCCTGAGACGTGGCAATGACGTACCGGGAAGGAGACTGGACGTCAACACCGTCGAACAGGTTCAGGTCGATATCAGGAATGGCAGCAGTAAAGCCAAACGCGGTGTCAGCGCGTGGAGATGCAGGGTATCTGGCTGTGGTAGAGCCGGTTGAATCCGTGACCTGCACAAACATGGTTCCTGAGAAGTTGACGCGCTCACTCGTCTCGAAGTCATTGCCAACCCGTGACACTATGTATCCGGCCTGCTGGTTGGTGTCGTATGTATCAGGAACCTGAACCATGTCGCCAATATTCACCCACTCGCCATCAGCCATTGCTGTAATAGCCATGGTCATACGGGAGAAGATGAGCCTTTTGCACTCGCGCAGCGCCCGTTCGTCCGCCTGAAACCTGTTTCTGACGTACAGCATTTCGAACTTCTTCGCTTTGGCTGGCGATCCTTCAATGATGGAATTGCCGGATATCCGGTACCGGACAAAGTCCTGCTTATTGGTGTCCGGGTTACGGAACTGCACTTCTACGCCGTCATATCCGCCTGGAAGCGTCATGTCGTAAGATAGCGAGTAACCATCTGGCTTTGTGTTTGAGCGGTTGAATATCGTGGCCGCAGACGTTTTCCTGCTGTCTCGGGTGAATGACAGTACTCCGTTATCGTCATAAACGGACACGCTGGCAGCGTCACAGATGGTCTCCATCCGCGAGCCGAGCGACACATCCTCATCGTCAAACGTGTAATCGAAGTATCCGAGTCGTGGATCGATGGCGTCGATTTCAGCCTGAATCTGGTACAAGCCGAAGATATCAATACTTGATACCGGTTGCTGCCCGACAACGAGCCAGTTAAACAGGGCGATATCTGCAAATTTCCGTGACGGCCTGAGCGTGTAATCTACCTGCTGCGTAGCCATGTTGTAGCTGATGACGTGGCGGGTGATCAGCGCGTTGTATTTCCTGTCTCGCCCGCTTGTTGCATTTTCAGTGGCCCGGACCTTTACCATTACCAGCGAATCTTCAGCGTGAACGACGTTTGTCCTCACGTTAACCGCATGGATTTCTTCTACCTGCAGTTTGCTGGCGTCACTGCTGTTATCAGTCCTCTGGAACGTGATCGCATAGCGCCCATATCCACCAGCAGGAATTAGCTTATCAGTCCTGTTAAACGTCTCTGACATGTAGTCATGAGGCGTTGTCTGACGGTAAGTGAACACCTGTTCGGTTCCGGGGATCTGGTTATTGCTGTCGTCGACTTTCCAGATTGTCACCTTCCAGTTTGTTTCGCTGTTACCGCCGAGACCGGACTGCGTGTGAAGCCATAACTGGCTTGATGCAATCGGCGAGAAAAACGGGCCCACTATCAGCGCAGCGTTATCATTCAGGATGAACTTCGTCGTATTGATGGTTGCATCCTGAATGGGGATGGCCGGTCCATTTAGACGGTCAAATGTGAAGGTGTAGTAATAGGTTGGGTTAACCACTGCTCCGTCGTTTGTTTCCTGAAACTGTATCAGCCTGCCAGAAAGAGTTACGTCTTCCGTTCTGGTGCCGCCAGTGATTGGATAAGTCACATTAATGGTGAATGTAACCGGGTGCGGGAAAGTCAGATCTGAAAAGTAATCGAAGGTTGCCTGTTTCACGATTTTCATCGCTATCTGCCCCCCTGCATAAACACCGCTGATAACAGTGTTTGCAGTGGCCGTTTCGACCGGGAAATCGCCGCTCTCGTTTAACCCTGGCACTTCCTGCCCGTCAACGTCATCGAAATGGTAGCCTTCATTCACTACAGGGATAACGTCACCTGGCTGGTAAATGGTGTAGCTGGCCCCGGCCATAGAGCCGAGGTTTGACTCTGAGAAGCGCACAGATGTAACGTCGTATTTGCCAAGCCCGAACACCATCAGTTCAGTAATGTATTTCAGGTTGCTGATATATTCGAAAAGTGATTCCTGAGCCAGATCCGGGAAAGAACGTACCTGACCGAAGTTATCAGGCTTGGCTTCGCCATTACGCGCAATGTTGGTCTGGCCTTTCAGGCTGTTGTTTGGCGACGTTTTGCTGTTCCCGCCGGCAGCGCCCGCATTTGCTTTCGGCATCAGCCCGGAAAGTACTTTCTGCGTAAACTTTATCGGGTTGAGGTGCTCGAGCGGGTTCAGGATGGTACCAATCAATCCGCCGCTTTTGGGCTGGTCAAAAATGACTACCCGGTCATTTTCCTGAAGAATAAAGCCCAGTTCTTCTTCAGGCTGCAGTTCCTTGCCGTTAACGTTGATGCGGATATCGCGGTGGAAGCTTTCCTGAGTTAGCCAGTCATAAAACACCGTCCCTGCTTCAACTTCCGCCCTGTCCTTCGGCATCCCCGGGACGCGCTGAATTTCAATTACCGGCATACTGGTAAAACTCCACTCTGGTGAATAGCTTCTGAATTGTCCGTATCGCGTCAAACCTGACGTGCCCGTTTTCACCGCGGCTGTGCAGCGCGCGACCGTCAACAATCAGGCCGACATGCACAGGCTGGCTGCCAACCCAGGCGACGAAGAGCCCTTCATCGCAAAATGTTTCGCTTCGCTTCCAGAACACAACATCAGCGTCATAGCAGGTCATGAAGTCGCGCCCGGATTCGTAGTCCGCGGTCTGGTGTACCTCAATACCGAGAACATGCCGGTAATACATCACCACCAGACCCCAGCAGTCTGCTGCGTCGAAACTGCACGCCCGGTTACTCCATGGCACTCCCTCAATTCGAGAGATAAACTCGTCTCTATGCATTCTGAAGCCCCGGGTATTCTTCGACGGTGTACAGACGGCCAACGTTCCGGTTAAGTGGGTTTACGCGCGTCAGAATGCACGTTACGTCCGTGTCGTCCATTGAGCAGTCATCGACATAGAGTGTCCAGGAATTGATAGCCGTGCTCATGTCTGCAGCGTCAAACTGTTGATAGGTAGCAGAAATCGGCGTGATGCGCGCATGCGCTTTCCATAGCTTCAGCTTCTGCTTAAAATCCTGCGCCAGACGACTAAATTTAATCGTGCTGTCAGATACAGGAGTGCTACTTTGCTGACTCTTCTTTATCTCCATCCGGCATGGAGTGAACACCTGACCGCCGAGCGTTTTGGGGAATATCTGGTTGTTCACCAGACGCACATATCCAAACGTCTCGTTGTAGAAGGTGATCGTCTCGTAAAGTATCCGGTTCGGTCTCTGGCTCTGAAATTCTCTCAGTGTGGGCATTACGGAACCCTCGGCAGGCTTTCCGGATCACGTCCATCGGGGTAACCGGTGACGATAATATCGAGCCGTGAACCCCACGGCGGCGGAAGCTCGACAATAATGTCGTCAAACTCATCATCAGAGTTAGCCAGTTCTCGCGCGACAACATCACCGCTCCAGGTGAAAATGGATCCTGATTGCGACCATGTCGGCCAGGAGAGGAAATGCAGTTCCTGAACCTCTATACCTGTGTCACCAGTACCGGTCCCGAGGCGCATCGTGAACCACTGATTGCAGTTATCGAGGTAGTTCGGGCTCCGCAACCACTGCATGAAGGCCCGATGCTGATCCCGAGTGAATATCCACGTAAGAGAGAAAGTGGTCTTCAGGTCATCGGTGAGCTTCTGAAATATTGGCGCGCCGACCGACGGCTGGTCCGTCCGAAACCCGGTATCGGTCGACGGTGTTTTCCCTTTTTGCGCCAGGGGCAGCCAGTCAGGATATGGAATAGGCATAGTTAGCTCCTTGCCTTACGTGGTGCCTGGTGATTTCGCTGTATGGCCTGGCTGGCAGGACCACCGTTATCGAGGTCATAGACGAATGCATCCACCGTCCACCCTCCATTTCCGTCTGGTGTTGCCTGCGCATCTACGTTTGACGACGTATAGTTGTTGATATTGACCACTACTCCACCACCTCCGCCATTCGTCAGATCCTTATTGCTAATCACCTTTCCGTTGTCGCCGGGGATCATGTACTGACTGCCATTACTGGCCTGGTAGATTTCAGGCATGCCGCCCTCGCCTACCTGGTACATAGAGCCAGCTGATACAGGACCGCCATTTTTACGCTTACCTGCGATACCACCAGCCATGGCCATGGCGGCAATAACTGCACCGATACCAATGGCCGCAGCACCACCGAACGAGCCGATAGATGCCACAATGGCTGCAGGAGTCCATGCTGCAGTGGTTGCCGCGGCAGAAGAAACGCTCGCCGCGGTTGTCGTAGCCGTGCCAGCCACAGCTGCCGAAGTTGTAGCTGCAGTAGCTGCTATCTGTGCGCTGCTGCCAGTAACTGCGGCCTTCACCCACTCCATGCCCATCTGTACGAACGTATTTACGACGCTGTTTAGCACAGTGCTACCGATGGATTGCAGCGCTTCAGAAGCTGACATGCTGCCAGTAATAATCCCTGTCAGGGCATTTGATGCGTTGTTACCGAATGCTTCAAAGGCTGCAGATGCTGCCTGCGTAGCAAGGTTTTGCTGAGACCACTCTTCCCACATGGCAGCATTACGCTGGTCCCGGTACTGCTGTTCAATCGCAGCACGGGCAGCTTCTGCCTCGCCAATTTTTTGCGGGTATAACTGGGCATATAACTGGATGTCAGCAATGTCTTTCTGATACTGGCTATCAAGACCGGCTGTTTTACTGGCCTTACCCTGGATCGAGCTGAATTTGTTGGCAGCGTCAGTGCGCTCCCGTTCTGCTTTGGCCTGCTCACGCAGCGCATTAGCATTGTCCCAGGCTTTTCCTGCCAGTTGCCCGGCGAGCATGATTTGCTCTTGCGAAGCAGTATTACCGAGAGACTGCTGTGCGTTCAGTACGGCCTGGGCGCGCGACAGTTCGCCTACACTACCCGCAGACAGCTCGGCCTTTTGCTTCAGTTCATCCAGTTTTTGGTTAACGGACTCCTGCGCTTTGGCGTATTGTTCAGCATCTTTCTGGGCTGCGGACTTACCGCCTTTTGGCTTGCTGCCGGCGGTCGTACCGGTGGCCTTTATCTCGATCGGCTTTGTGTTAGCTGCAGTTTTCGAGGCTTTCGTGACAGCATCCAGATCGCCAACCAGCATGGCGGCTTTATTACTCAGACCTGCCAGCGCTTTGTTTTGGGCTTCCCACCCGTCCAGACCGAGCCACGACCATGTGCGGGCCCGGCGCGTGAACATTTCCGCCGTACTGTTCAGATCTGAGATCTGCGAATCGGCAGAGATGGCTTTGCCGGCAAGTCTGTCCAGTGCGGCCGTCAAAGAGTCAATCACGGCAACCATGCCAGAGCTTGCGCCCGTTGCCTGGTTTACCGAATCGATCATCGACAGGAAAGAGTTTGTCAGCGCAGTGTTTGCCTGTGAAAGCGTACGCGGTAGCTTCTCGAACTCAGCATTCACGGCACCTGTTTGCTTCTGAATAGAATTCAGAGCGTCCTCTGCCGTTAACTTCCCTTCAAGCATCATTTGGCGCAAGTCGCCAACTCCAACACCCATACCGGTCGCTATTTGGCGTACCAACTCAGGCATCTGCTCAAGGATGGAGTTGAATTCCTCAGCCCGAACCATGCCAGAGGATATGGACTGGCCGAACTGGCGGAGCGCATTAGCCATTTCCTCTGATGAGGATCCGCCGATACGCCCGATTTTTTGAAGCGTCTCGGTAAGCTGTAAAATCTGACCGTTTGTCGCACCGGTATCGCGCAACGCCGTGCTCAGGGTTTCCCAAAGCTTTTCCGTGTCCTGAAGCGACCCGCCTGTAGCTGAGCTGATACGCATCAGACTCTGCATTGTCTGTGAGGCCGCGGCGGCGCTACCGGTTAGTCGTTCAATTCTTGCATTCAACTGACTCATGTTGTCAGCTGCAACGAGAAACGCCTTACCCCAGTCTACAACCAGTGACGCTGCAATGGCACCTGCTACGCGGTTGATATTCGTTTGCAGCTCATCCATCTTTTTGGCTGCATTCGTGGCTGAGTTGCCAATAGAGTCTAGCGACTTATTGGCCTTTCCCTGCGCCTTCAGCAAGCCAGAAACATCGGCTTCGATGTCGTAATAAATCTCGCCTGCTTTTTCAGACATCAGTTTTCTCCGGGCATAAAAAAACCCGCCGAAGCGGGTCAGGTTTTTGACTTGTGCCTATGAATCTCTTCCTTGAAGAAATCAAATGTCCCTTTATTTGGGTCAATATTTTTTCTACAAGTGGTGAAGTCTTTTGAAAGTTGACTTCCATCGCCTTGTTCACTTAACGATTTTTCAGTTAATTCGATGACAGCATGTGATGCATCAGAAAGGCAATTTACTTGTTGCTTCGCAAATTTAGTTAAAGTCCATTGGATACCATAAATGCTGGTAGGTACGCCAAAAATGATACCTAAAGCCCAGATGATAGCCTTTTGCTTAGGAGTTAGCATTTTATAACCCTGAGAAGGAAAGTTCAGATTATTCTAATCTTTCAAACACAATTAATTAACTCCTACAATTCGCAGTTCAGGTTTTTAAAAGGTTACGTTCGCGCTCAATCATTGCCTTCCATCGACGATCATCATCATCCATAACCGCGTCATACTCTTCCCTGGTGAAGCCTTTCTGGTCCGGGTATTTGGCGTTCAGCATCATGGCGAATTCGGTCATGGTTAGCTCCATCGCCTCTTCCTTGCTGATGCCAAAATGATTGCGGGCGGCCATGATGTATTCAGTCGCATGAAACTCAGAAGTCGTTTCCTTACTTTCGTTCTTCTGCAGCGTCCTGACTCTGGCCCGTCCAATAATGCCATGCATCATCAACGACTGAGCTATCAGAATGAGGTTCTCAGGAGGTAGCGAACCGCGGTGCCATACAAATGTACGTCGTCCAGTACGGGATAGCTCATGCCATCCAGTAAGTTCAGAAACATCCTCATCGCAGCAGGACTGGATGACGTTGATCGCGGAGAGTAAGGTTTCGCGGAGAAACGCTGCTGAACCAGCAGCTTCAAGCGCCCAGCGAGGATGCGTTACGTCTCCGAAGTAGTACGCGTAAAATCTTCTCTGATGCTCAGGTATAGCGCTGTGAATTTGGCGCGCTGACTCAAGCATTTTCGCCACGTCATCATTGAAGAGTGCATAGAACGTGCGGACGATATGCTCTGGCTCGCCTATCCGCGTCATGTTACGGAAAGACGGTCGGAAGAAATACTCATGCTCGCCCGCGCCGATCACGCACTCGCCAATTTCTTTCAAAGGGGTCATATCGGTCTCCATAATCAGTATTAAGGGCAGCACGCTGCCCTTTGTAGTGATTACGGCGCGGCAGTTACGGTAACAGCGCAGGTGTCAGTAAAGTCACCGTCAGCCGTAGTTGCCGTAATAGTCGCGGTACCAGCAGCAACGGCAGTAACCAGGCCGGTTGAACTGACTGTCGCGATGGAAGGCGCCGATGTCGTCCATGTGATCGACTTATTCGTTGCATCAACTGGCTGAACTGCGCCGCTGAGTTGCTGGGTTGCCCCGACGACCAGAGATGCAGTTGCCGGGGTTACTTCCACACCAGTGGCCGCAATGGAATCAGCAACTTCAAACACAACGGTGTCAGCGTCGTAGACTTTCCACTCTCCGGAGAAGGTTGAGATATCGTTTGTACCGAAATCAGCTGACCATGAAGTGGTGTTCATGTACCCCTGGATATAAGTACCGGCGTTCTCACCCGCGAAGTCAAAGCGAACCCAGAGATTCGGCTGTCGACCGGCCTGGACTTCATCGAAAATATATTTCGAAAGCCTGAAAGCGCCGATCTCGTTGTCTTTATCAGACTTTCGAAGCTCCCCTTCACCGGAGATCGTCAGATCCATGTTGTTGACCAGGTTCTCCACCAGCCCTTTAGCATCATCTGCCTCAGAGTTGATGGTGTTCATCGAATAGTCGATGCCCTTGGTCGTCATAGCACCGAGACGCTTCCACTCGGAAAGCGCTGGCACTGCGTCGGGGCAGCCAAAGGCCATGCGTAGCACAGCTACTTTCCCGATCAGCTTGCCAAAATCATTAGCACAGCCTTGCATGTGTACCTCTCAAATAAAAAAGGCCGCCGGATGGCAGCCTGATGGGTTGGTGATGGGGGTTATTCGCCGTATACGCACATAAACTGGAGTCGGAAGACCAGGCGTCCCTCTTCGGTCGTGATGGGTGCCGGCATGTTACCGAGGTTTTGAATCAGGCCAAGGCATTCATCAGTAATGTCGTTCTGTTCGACATAATTGATGATTTCCTGAGCCTTCTCTGCGGCTGCGCGTCGCTTGTCCTTGGCGGAGATGATCTCCACCAGCACGTAGTGGTCAGACCCGAGGTCATTTCGGATGTCGGTACCGCCGTTGGGCCGGAACACGATGAATGCGTCAGATAACTTCGTTGTATCGTCCCACGCCAACAACTGAACAATGAAGCCAGTGGTAAGCCCGGCATCAACGAAATAGTTACGCACGCGCTCGTACATAGCTGGCATCATACTGAAAGCTCCTTGCGCATTGCGGCATCAATCTGGCTGCGGGTGTCTTCAAAGCCTTTAGTGAGGAATTCTTTCTGCGCGGTAGCGCGGCGGAAGGTTTGCGGAACATTCGGATCGTGAACGAAAACAGCGTAGTTCGCCGTGTATCCCACCCGTCCTGTCAGTCGAACGCCGTTGTTTACCAAGTCGCGATACTGGCTATTCAACAACGTTGAGGTGTCGATTGGCGTGTAAAGCGCGGCCTGGGAACTGCCGATTATCATTGCTGACTGCAACGCCCGGACAACCTTTCGCCCTCTCACATCGTTGATGATGCGGTTGAGCCCGGCTTTCGACTGCTTAACGCCGCGCACTTTGACGCCCATGGTTTTCTCCAGGCAATAAAAAACCCCGCCTGAGCGAGGTTTGGTGTCATTTAAACGGCGAATCAAAAAGGGAGCATTGCGCGAATTTCAGTGTACCAACTATGAAAAGCAGGTAGGTCATCTAAAAACCAGAAGCCTAAAACAATCATCGCCATGCCCATTACCATGTGAAAGATAATGCTGAACCAGAATTCAATAGGCTTTTCATCCACGTGAATGTACTCCTTTCGGAGCGTTCCTTTGAATGTTTTGGTATAAACACCCCGACGACAGTAGACAAACGATTGTACCAAGGAGATTGGCCCAACCAAAAATACCGCGCACACCGTGAACCAATATTGAAATCCCATTACCTTTCAATCCACGTAACTTTTTCCCCTATTATTGCACAGGTTTATCAGATTCCAGTAAGGATGGCGTAATCATCCGCTACACGCTCGAACGTGTCGGCGTAGCGGATAACCTGCCGCACCTCGTCAGCACCGGCCACAACCGGGTCGGCCTCTGTCGAAACGCCAATCAGCAGATAATCACCGGCGGCCGCCAATGCGAACTCCGTCCAGACGGTATTCTTCACGACGATTTCAGCGCCAAGGCTGGCTAACTTCTTGCTGAGTCCGCCCTCGTAGTCACAGAGGATTTGTTCAGGCTCGGCATAGCCCAGCGGATCGCCGTATTCGTCATTGCCTTCCAGCTTTCGCCAGATGGTTGCCGTGGCTGTATATGACCAGTTCGCTACCGATGACATCAGCCCTCCTTCCAGCGCAGCACTTTCGCGCCAGTCGCCCGGATGCGCTCGCAGTTGATATACCACTCACCGTCCGATTTCACGTAGCCGGTAGTCTCCCGCCCGGTGTCGGTCATCACCCAGACGCGGACGAATGAACGCGGCAGCCCTTGTTTAACTGATTTGTACGTCATCACTTGTCACCGCACATGCAGCCGCCCTTCCCGATCCAGATACCAGCGAATGCCGGGGCGGCGGTAGGGTCGGCAGGAATTAGCGAGGTGGCGCAGCCGTATTTATCCAGCCCGCGCAACAGGTTAACCGAGGCCTTCCAGCGATCGGTGAACGACTGGTATCGGAACGAGCGAGACGCCCCGCTTGGTGCCGTTTGGCTGGAGATGTACTTATCCCCCTGCCCGAGCCCCATAAGCGCCAGCAGATAGAGCTGAATCAGCAACGCGGTCGATGCTGGATAATGCGCATCGAGACACTCCTGAATGCTGTTTGCCTGGTCGACGAGAGCCTGAAGAACAAAATCGGGAATGGTAATTCCCTGGCTCTCCAGATACTCCTTTGCCTGTTCGAGAGTTACCATTATCGACTCCGTGAAATACCCCGCCGGAGCGGGGCATAAAAAAACCGCCTTAGCGGCGGCTGTTATTCAGCAGGGAAAAGCTTTTCGAGCTCACCGTCAGGTAACAGCTCACTGAGCTTTTCAGCGCCAAGGTTGCCTTTGAACTCGATGCCGAGCTCAGTCAGACGAGCCTGGATAACCTCTTTGCGGGATTTCTCACCGGTACCGGCGTCAGGCGTCGACGGGGTAAGTTCTCCGCTTGCCTCACCATTCATGAGACGAACGTTAGACTTCAGCGCCGGGTGAAGCTCTTTCAGCTCCACCACGTCGCCAACCTTCACGCCGAACCATGGGCGCACAACTTCGTATTTAGCCATGCTGTTTCCTTACGCCAGGTTAGCGCCGTAGACAACACCCGACAGACCCTGATCGTCTGCGGTGATTTGCAGACCTTCAGCAGACATAATCTGGAAGTTGTAGTTAACGTTAGGCAGTGGACGCGGCAGAGGAACAACGCCTACAGCCATACCCACCAGTGGAGAGATCACGTCACGGCGACGAACGTACGCGATAAACTCGTTACCGGTCAGCGCGAAGCTCATGCGGATTTCTTTCACCGGCGCGAACGGCAGAACAGCCTGCAACACAGTGCCGCTTACAACGCCATTGACCACGTACGGCTGCGCCAGGTTTGCCCAGATTTCCGGGGAAACCCACATCACATCGTATGCGGCAACTTTGTTCGTGCGGGCGGTAGTACCGAATGCGCCTTTACCGAAGAACGCGAAGAGCGCGGTCATGTCAGCGGTGGTCAGGTCGATATTCGCGCCACCGGCACCAGAACCGAGGTTAATCTTCTTGGTATGGCGGTGGTTCTTGATACCCTGCGCCGGGTAGGACTGCACCTGAATTTTTGAATCGCCGTTCAGGTAGTAGTTAACACGCTTCTGGTTGAACTTGCGCATCTTCGCCATCTGCGAGTCCAGCACCAGATCAATACCCACAGAGTTCAGCCCAGCAGCATGACGCCAGTTAACACCATAACCGGCAGTAAATACCGGAATTGGGTCACCGTCACTTGCGTAGTCAGCGTGATCAAAGGAGAACGGCGCCTGACCATCGATGCTCACTAACACGTCGTCAGCGATGTCGCCAACCACGTTATACAGCTTGGCGGTTTTACCAACCGGCAGCACCGTCTGAACGCCGATCAGGTCGTTCACGATTTCCATGCCAATTTCCTGATCGCGCAACTGCAGCACCTGCCGGTCAATCTCCGCCCAGAAGTCGCGGGAGAAACCACCTACGGCGTTACAGGCCAGCATATCAGGCGTCATCATTGCGCGGTTAGCCGCAATGATGGAGTCGTTCTGCAGGTTCCACATGTTGCGGTTTGCCCACAGCTCGTTCCAGTGACCGCCGAGGCGGGAGTTAGTCGCCAGCGTCTCTTTAGAGAAGTACATATGTGTTTGTCCTTTTGTTACGCGCCAGCTGCGGCGACAGTGCCAACGCGCATGCGCACGCGAATGAAGTCGGTGGTGCTGGCGGCGATGGTGTATTCATCCTGGCTGTAGCCGATCACTGAATCAGTGTCGGAGGTGGCAAGGGTGAACTGACCAGCCGTGCCCAGCTTGATCGGGCTGTCTTTCTTATACGCGCCAGGCAGGCAACGTAACGCCAACTCACGCCCTTCTTCGACGTAGTTGCCGACTGCTGAATCACCTGTAGGGATTGCTTCGGTGATAGTCAGGCCCTGGTGGTAACCGACATCGATGATGTACAGACGGCCGGTCAGCGCAGTGGCCTGGGCGAATTTATCGGATGAGTTGATAGTTGCCGCAGTACCAGGAAGAAGCGCGGCGGCCGTGGTGCGAGTTTCGGTCTTGTACAGAGACTGACCGTCGATATTAACGCGACGATAACGTGGCATTATTCCGGCTCCTTACTTGAAGTGTTCATCTGCGGCAGGTGCGCCGGTTTCTTTGTGCTGCTGTGCATTGTTATTGCCCAGCGGAGCAGCTTCGCCCAGGGACTTAAACATAGCGTCCAGAGGCTCGCCAGACAGCGCGTTAGCCACGATATCGCCATGGACCTTCGCAACTGCTTCACGCTTTGCCTTCTCTTCAGCGCGGGAGTTGGCGGTCAGGGTTTCAGCGAGTTGTTTCTGATTGGCCTGCAGCGCATCAACCTTTTCCGCGAGAGGCTTAATAGCCGCTTCCGTGTTGGTCGCAACAGCCTGGCCGATCATGCTGCCGATTTGGTCCAGTTCTTCTTTGGTTAAAGGCATGTCGCCCTCCGTTTTGTGGTTTGGTGCAGGCTGTTCCTGCGGTGTGAATAGAGATTTGAATTTGTTGGCTACAACGGCCACCCACGACTCCTGGCGCGCTACTACGGTGCCGGTATCGTCGATCGTTATCTTTCCGCCATCAGCGGAATAACCATAAACCTGCGCATCGCCGCCATTTCGTACGACCACTACCTGCGAATCAGTGAAGTCAGCAACCCAGGCGTATTCATCAGTTCCCGGCGCAAACTTCGCCTTGGCTGCGCGATCGAGACGCTGCTCGCGCTCCCGGTAGGATTCGCCAACCAGCGCGCCGGAGTTCGCCTTAAGCGGCTGCGCAAGATCTGCATTGACCATCAGGCCAACGCCCTGCTCAGGGGTGGCGGCTCCTACTTCGTGCAACAGGATCGCGTCGTGGTCCATGCCGTGGATATTCGCTACCCACTCGGCACCCGTTGCGCGCTGCTGATCGTTCGGCTCAAGCTGATCGAGGAAAGCGGCCACGCTGGTATGAATCGGCGGAACGTCTTCACCTCGTTCAATCGCGGCCACGCGCTCAAGCAGTTCTTTTCCGCCTTCCGACTCACTGGCGCGGGCCACATCTACCCACTTTTCGAGGTATATACGATTACCGGACTTCTTAACGTTGCGGTTCCAGGCACCGATATGGCCTGCGTTAATCCCCTCTGGGGAGAATGCAGACACAAATTGACCGTTAACCTGAGGATGCCCCAGCGGCGCCAGGGTGCCTTCCAGTCCCTTATAGTGGGCGTCGATTTGCTCTTGCGTATACAACCCGCCATTCATGACGACGTTGGCCGGCAGTGTGTAGCTCGGCAGCACAAGGTGCTCACGCCCGTTGTATGTTTCGCGCCGGATAGACTGGCTGTTCACCTTCGTGGTGATGTTAACCTGAATATGCTCACCATGTTTCGGTGCCGGGATTGGACGCTTTGCTTCGTGATTTACCTGGAATTTCATAGCCGTTAGCTCTCTATGCCGCGTGTTTATAACCGCAGCAACTGGAATGGTTGACCTTCATCTTCTTCCAATGGCTGTCGAATTCCTTCTTAGCCATTTCGATGACGTTCGGATAAAGCGGCTTACCATCTGCATCAACAAGCACTTCCACCTGGCTGCATTTGCAGTTTATTGAGTTAGCATCAACGGCATACCAGTCCCTGACCTCCTGAACTGTATATGTGTGCGCGTGTCTCAGTGCGTGCTTTATTCGCGTTGTGGGGCTTAATGCTGAAAGGTGAAGAAGCCTGATGTTTAAGCCGAGATCATCCATCGATGATTCGGCCTCATCCCATCGTGCGCGGCGAAGCGCTGTAGTCACTTCAGTGCGAGCTATTCGGTTAGCCCGGCGCTTCTCGATGCCGGTCTGGTCTGTCAGGTTGCGAGCAATATCCAGCGGATTAAGACCACGCCCCACCCCATCGGTCAGCACTCGCGCCATGTCGCGCTTAACGTCAGCAGTAAGCCCCTTCATTTCCTCAAACACGCGGGCATGCACCAGCGCCATACGTTGCTGGTACGGGTCGCTTGCGAGGATAGACGCCAGTGATTCGCGTCCGGCGGCATACACCGGGGACTGCTGGCTGAGGTTATAGAACGACTGCCCGGTACCTTTCTCCGAAGCCAGATCGATGTACTCGTAAAACCACAGGTCGTAATCGCCACCCTCAAGCAGGACCTGATCTACCAGGTAGCTGGCATCGTTCAGGATGATGGAGAGTAACGTTGGGTTTAACTGGTATTCGTATCGGGCGTTTACTGCGAGGGAGGAAGGTATTTTGTCGAGTGCTGATTTGTACGCCTTGCCAATCTTATTCATCCGCCTGGCGAAGTCTTTCATCGCCCGGCGCTCCAGCGCATCGACTCCGGTCGGATCCTGATAGTTACGCGGTAGAATTGGTGGCTTCGTCTTCTTCGCCATCCTCTTCTCCTAACGGGAATTCATCAACGTTTTCATAGCCGGCAGCTGTGCGAATTTCTTCACGACTGAAGGCTGGATTCTCTCCGCTCCCCTGGAACGCCTGGTTAATCTCAGCCATGGTTTTTGCATTGGCGAGCTTCTCAGTTCCAGTCTGTTCGTTGAGGTCATCCCAGATAACCGTCTTCTCGCTGACAGCATCAATGATTTTCAGGTCGATTAGCTTGTCACTGAAGTCTTCAATTTCGAATGACAGGTCACCGCGGCGTGACTGGCAGCGAGCATTCATATACTTCTGATCTTCAGTGCTAGCCCTTTCGCCAGTTTGCATCCCCACCAGAATTTTCACCGGCTCATCGACAGAAGCGGCAAAGGTTTGCAGGTTGACGTTATAGGTTGGGTCAGGATCTGAAACTGCCGACACCATCGACGTTACCTGGGCACCTTGAGTAATCAGAAGAACATCATTGCCGATGTTTAACTCTCTGGCCGCATCGTTATATCGCTCCTGAAGCTCATCAACAGATACGCCGTACAAAGAAGCAAGGTTGTTGAAATCAACGTCTTTGTCAAAATTAATGCTCTGCTTATTAGCGGCGTTCTTCAGGAATGCCTCACCTGAACCACCCTCAACCTTCTCAAGGCTGACGCACGCGTTATAGCCCGGCTCAAGGAAGCCAATGGCATCGTTAGAATAGTCACCAAGGATGAAGACGCGATCGGGATGAACGAACCGCTGATTTGTACCACCGTTTGGCAGACTCTCAACGTATTTCCATTGCTTTGGCTGCCCGTAGTCTGCCGAATTCTCGTCAGTTACCCACTGGCTTACAGTCAGAGAACCAGCCCATGCGATCGTTAACTTTTTGAGTGACTTCCCTCGAACAACTGGCTGGTCCCACTTTCTGGAGTCATTGATGTGCAGCAGGATTCCGGCATAACGTCCAACCAAGCGGCGACGATCTGCTTCAGCAAAAGCGCGCCAGAGTCGCTTAGTAAAAACCTTTTTGGTTTTCTTCTCCCAGTCAGTTTCATCCTTGCTCTCGTCGGCATCGTCACCCTCGATAATCTCTGGGTTGGTCTGCCAACACTTGCCAACCAACTTCTCAACTGCGCCGTGAGCGATACCGCCGCGGCGGTACAGGGCGTAGAGATTTTCGTAGGTTACCTGCTCAGGGAAGCCATACTCACACCATGCGGAATGGCGCTTATTGTCCAGCCCCATCGTCGGTGCCATCAGCCCCATACGGGCGCGCGCCATCCGCGCATCATTCAACGCATGGTTGACGGCGAGAGTTAATTTGTCAGTCATGGATTGTCCGTGGAAGGGGATTAGTTGAAAGGCCCACCGAGGGGCCTTAAAGGGGCATTACATGTTGGAGAATTTTCTCAGATCATTTGCATATTTTTTTGCAGAGATGATGGCTGATTTTACAGCTTCACTAACTGCATTTTCATACACCTTTTCATCACAGGATAATGGTAGTTGGAATGGGTGTAACCCTTCAGCCACTAATCCATCTTCGTAAGTGATAACGGTTTTAGCCAACAGATTAGCGTTAGTAGACGAACAGAATACGGTAATAATTTCGGTACTAGTTTGCATGTATTTACGAGACAAAGTTAAATTCCTGTCCAATTTTAAAGAAGGCACATTATAACTTCATTTTCGTTGCAAACGCTTTGGGATCATCATCCCGGCCATCTGTCCCTTCCGCTTGATATGACCGTCAAGACTGTAACGAATACCGTCCCAGCAGTGCTCAAAGCCGTCAGCCAGTTTCGGTAATACCTCGCCGGTGATGCGGTCCGTCCTGTACGACCACATGCGAGCCTCTCGCGCTACGTTCTTGCAGCGCGGGTGGATAATGATTTCGTCGAACCCACGAAGATGGGCGATCCCGTCCTCAACGCTACCCTGCCATTTCTCGGCAGCAGATATGTTGAAGCCCTTTCGCTTGAGATAGCTTATTGTCTCAGGTCGTGCCGAGTCGGCCTTAATGGGCCAGTCACGCGATCCGGGAATTGTGTCGTACAGCTCTGGCATATGGTCGAGCTCAGTCTGCTGACCGTATGCCTCGTACTCGATGTACAGCCGGTTGTGCAGGATGAACGAACGCACCAGCGTGTTAGGGTCTTTGGCGAAACCGAAGTCAGCACCGAAGAACAGACGCTCCGCTTCTTTCCAGAGGTTATCCGAGAACTCGGCAATCCGGTATTTCCCGGCCAGCACCTGCTTATCAGAGTTTTCGAGGTAAGCGCCTTCCCACACCCATGCGTATGTCGCCGGGTCAAGACGGCGCTGATCGTTTTGTCGCTCACCTTCCAGCACGTCAGGGAACCACGGATTGTCCGTATAGTTCATCTCAACGGTGATGCAGTCGTCGCCAGCTTCTTTGCGGAAACGCTTATCCGTGGCGCTACCGTCGCGCTCTGGGTTCCACGTCACCCAAATTTCTGATCCTTCTTCACGAACGGTTGGGCTCAGCTTCTGCCAGGCTATTTCGCTGACTGACTCAGCCTCATCAACCCAGCAAAGCAGGATACGTGCTTTCGACTTTATGCTGTCGAGGTTATGCCGCAGGCCGCAGAACACGTAGTTAACGCTCTTGTCGATGGTGCGGATGTACTTCTCGCCGATATCAAAGTTGGAAGCCAGCCATGGAACAGACAGGATCGCCTGTTTCACTTCCTGCATGCTCGACTCTTCCAGAGAGTTCATGAATTCACGCGCGCAGAGCACTACGCCGCTCTCACCGTTCATCATCGACTGATACGCCTTTACGGCAGTCATCAGCGCGAATGTTCGCGTCTTGGCGCTGCCACGACCACCATGCGAGCAACGGTAACGCTTATTCACAGCAGTGAACAATGGCGCAAGCTTAGCGGGGATCGGCAGTTGAACGGCATTAGTCATGCTTTAGGCTCAACGGGGAGTAGCTGGATGATGGTCGGCTGTGGCGTCATGGTTCCATCAGAGGACTTATGGTCAACCGTCTCTTTAAAAGCATTCACGTCAATATGCTTCCCGAGCAGCTCGAGGTTCTTTACTTTATCAGGCCACTTAATCTTCTTGAGCAGCGCGGCTGTGTTTCCCTCGGCTGATATCTCAACGACATCCAGCCCGGATAATGTAGTTCTCCATACCTTCGGCCACTGAGAAACCGGCTTCAGCTCTCCGGTCGATGTCAGGATGTCGAGCACGTCCATCTGGTCAATCTCAACGAGACGATTCAGGACGTATGTCGCATTTATGCCAACCAGATCATTGCGTTGCGCTTTAAGTTCGGCAATTCTGGACTGGATGTCAGGTTTTGACAGGTTTTCGGACGCGGTACGGTTAGCTGTCTTTGTGCTGTACCCCGCCCGAATAGCCGCTTGCGTGGCGTTTAAATCGATGAGGTACTCGCGACAGAACATTTCTTGTTTGTCGGTGAGTGCCATTTACTTATCCCAAGGAGTTAAGATGAAGTCAGTTGAAGAAGTAATTAATGATTTACAGTCGCGAGTATTAGCCTATGAAGTTATGTTCCAATCGATTTTTTATGCTCTGCCTGATGACATTAAAGAGAAGGTTGTGAGCACGATTGAAGATAATTTCAAAGCCTTTGACTCTGGAACACAGAGTGATTCAGGTAAAGCAAAACTTGCAGCAGCAAAAGTAATCGCTTCTCGTACATCCGGCGCAAAACTCTAATTTATGTCATTCAATGGCGGCTACTAGTTACTCTCTGCCGCCTCATCATTTAAATCAGCAGCCACCGGCACAAAGTGGAACTGATCCACACTGTCCGGGCGGAAGTAACGCCACTCACCCTCTTCAGTAGCCAGCGCTACGAATCCGTTGATGATTTCAGGCTGGCTGCGAGTCATCAGTCCGGTGAAGGTTTCTTTTGAAGTGGTTGTGAGAGTGATTTGGTAGATGTCGGACACGAAGAACCTCATAATCTGTTGCGAAAGAGAATGCCATCACCATTTTGATGGCATTACAATTCAGCGATATGGGCTGTTTATTTTGCGGCTTTATAATCTATAAATCCGTCAAAAATGAGACTATCTATGGTCATCATTTTCTTAATCTTTTCCATTACTTCGGGCTCTTCTTGCATATCGAAAAGCCATTTCCTTACCCCTGCTGCAATATCATTGCATAAATCAATGACATCTAATTGCAGAATACCATTGAAAACATTCATATGGGTATGGAGGTTCTCTTGCGCAGGAATTGTTATTTTGAACTTCCTTAGTTTTGTTTCATCAACGCCTTCATGCAAACATGCATTTCTTAAGCTCCAACAGTCATCTGCGCTGAATGAAACCACGGGGATTTGAGTCCTTAAGCTTTGCTTTATTTCTTCAGGCATGTACTGAAGCATCGCAGGGCTGGTTAGGCTTAAATAGTCATACATATTATCAGCGTTATATCTTGGCTTTAGATAGCGATTAAACCAATCCTTGTATCTCGCGCCATTTCCTTTGATTTTATCCTCTGTCGCGCCACAGATATCAGGAAGGGATATTGCAATGAACAACGCCCCAAACCAATTCTTTTTAGACAGGCAATCATCTATCCCACTAAGCAACTGTTGCATTTATCAGCACCTTATTTTGTTGTAGACAAGATCCACAATACAACCAGATGCAGTTATTAATAAAACCTTTATTTCAAGCACTGAGTGCTGATGTATTCCTGTAGCATCCTCAGGGCCTTTTGGTCGCTGATGATTCCGGACCGGATACCGAGAATGTTTCGTCCAGCAACATCAGAGAGTTCGATGGTGGCATCATGGCCCATGCTGGAGGCGCTGGCGGCTTCGGTTGAGGCTGGCACGGGACAGCGGCCTTTGACGAGCACCCGACCACCATTATCAAGCTTGCGCTGCAGAGCATCATTTTCAGCTTTTGCATCGGCTAATTCCTTCGTGTACTTGGCATCCAGCGCAGCGACATCACGCTGGCGGGTCTGCATGTCTTTGATGGTGGCGTTCGCCATGCTGAGCTTTACTGTGGCTTTATCGCGCTGGTCTTTGTAGGTGATGGCGTTGTCGCGATAGTGGTTAATCTTCCAGGCCATTGAAACCAGCAGGCAGATAACGACAGCGCAGATGATTGCGGTTAATCGGCTCATTTCTGGCCCCACTCGCAAACTTCACGCTCAATCTCGCGTCGGGTAATAAGCCCCTTCCATTGCTTGCCACCGGCATACGTCCAGCGCTGCAGTTCTTTACATGCTCCCGGAACATCACCGGCGTTCAGCTTTTTCAGTAGCGTGGAACTGGCGAAAGCACCAGAGCCAACGTTGTAAGTGAAGGAGTAAAGCGCGGCACGGGTAGGCTCAGGGATGCGTACCTTGATCAGCGGGTCGATGGCGTTTGCCACCTTCCGCAGGTCAGCCTTCAGCAGGTTGTCGCACTCTTTGTCGGTGTAGCGGTGACCGCGGCGAATGTCGGTACCGGTGTGCCCATCACAAACGGTCCAGACGCCGACAACATCCTGATAGGCGTAATAGCGCCGCCCTTCCAGCCCATCAGCATTGCCCAGCATTACTGCAGCAATGGTGATCGCTCCGGATCCGCCAACAATGGCACCCACCAGCTTATTCCTGAGTGTCGGGTTCATCTCGGCTCCTGCTGCGGCGGTTGTCTTCGCGGATTTTGAAATAGAGATTCGTCAGATACGTCAGTACGGCAATGATGATACCCACCAGCACGCCGATAGCGTTCCACTGCTCGGGGCTGTAGGCATTCAACATGCCGTTTAGGATGCTCCCGGCTGAAGCGCCATAGGCAGCACCAGTGGTTATTTTTTCCATGCGATACATGCTCTCACCTCGCGTAGTTAGCGGGTGCTGTGTGTGTTTAAAAAGGGTCAGGCCCTCGGGACGATTTAACAAGAAGGCATGTCGATGATGGTTCCCGGAGCCTGAATTAAAAAAGGCCCACATGAGTGAGCCTTTGAATAAAGTTTCTTCACATCACTGCCGATACATTCCTTAAAGGAGATAAAAATGGGCAGACGTAGACGTGGCAGGTACAGAATTAACAAGAATCCGGACATAGTGGATCGAATTATTCACTTGATTATCGATATCGCTATTTTCATCTTCCTAGTAAAGCTTGGGATATCTTTTTTGTTCAAATAAAAAGCCCCGCACAATGGCGAGGCTCTTAATTCTTTGTCGACCTACGAAGCTATGGCGACGATATCAGATTTACATGAAATATATGCGTTTCAATCCAGTTTTGCAAGACTTCTATCTAAATTTGTCGCCTTTTGTTGTGAACGTGATCGCGTAACCTGCAACAAAGCACCACTGTCCAGGCGCAGGAAGATGCGGCGCATCTCAATCCAGCGGTCCGTAAACGTCTCAGACCAGTTCTTTGGCGTTACACCGACCAGTTCCGCCATCCGCTGATACTCGTAAGTCTCACGCCCTGCCAGCTCCGCTTTGACGTCCTGCGCCGCCAGCCAAATAAGCTTCTTCAAGCGCTCCATCGTCTTTCCGGCCACCTTCTTATCGCCGAGTTGTTCCCTGAACTCTGCCCATGCCCACTGAGTGATAGCTACCTGGTACTCGAAGCGAATATTCTCGCTGTAGTTCCAGAGCAGCCATGCTTTCTGGTGCTCTTCCAGCGACAGGACAGCACGACGCCAGGATGCAGTTCCGAACTCTACCGGGCTAACCAGAGCGATGGATGAGCCTTTGGCGCGGGACTGGCTTCCACTCATCGCCGGGCCGTCAGGGTTAACTTTTCGGCCGGTGACCGGGTCGGTTATTTTCTTCCGCCCCCGGCTGCGCGCCGTCGCGCTGAATTGCGCGTTCTCAGCGAAAGCTACCAGCTGCCCTTTCGTCGCCCCGCTCAGATCTGCGGTCGCCACAATGAGCTGCTGACGTACGTATTCCAGTTGCTGACTGTTCATGCGGCTTCCTTATGAGGCTGGTTGGTTTTGGTCTGGCTGTGCTTTGCTACTGGCGGCATGCTGGCGCGCTTAACGCTTTCTGCCTGGTATCGCAGGAAGTCGGTGTGGTTCATGCGACCTCCAACTCTGTGATAGTCAGTTCAAGCCTGCCGCCTTTGACGATCGGCATTCTCTTCACGCTGTAGTAATCAACCTGCTGGTCATCGAGCCAGAACCCGGATTTCGTCAGGGCATCGAATACGGCCTTTTGCAGATTATCCAGGTCCCGACGACGGCGATCCGGCATGTGACACTCGATACGGATTTTCACGGGTGTGTTCAGACCGATATCCAGCATTGAGGCTTTGATGATTCTGGCGACGCTGTCACGGTATGCCTGCCCTTCTGCGCTGATATGCGTGCGCCCGCGGTTATGCCGGTAGTAGCGGTTGTTGCTCGGCGGCCACGGGAGGCTGATGCGATATTCATTCATGCTTTGACGAGCCCCTCTTTGAGCCAGATAACCTGTGTGCGGGCCATACCTTCCAGCGCGCACTCCTTTGCATATTCCGCATCGACCAGACGGGTGCGGCGATCAATCTCGTCATGGCAGCTGCTGCATGCGATGGTGGCGATCAGGTCAGGCGGCTTGATTCCGGTTCCGCACAGCCCAGCCAGGCGGATATGAGCCAGTACAGATGTCTCAGGGTTTCCGTTGCATACGCCGGGGATCCGCACCTGACATTCACGACCGCGTGCGGCTTTGCATAAATTAGCCATGCGCCCTCCTCGCCGCGAGACGAAGCCATTTCTCATCCACCAGGCGGGCGGTATAGTCTTTCAAGGTCGGGATGTCTGACGGCTTAACCGCAGGCTTACGCTGTCGGCGCGCCGGAACGCGGAAAATTTCGTTCGTGATGACGCGGGAAAGTGGAGTAGACATCAGGCCTCCTGCTTATCGCGCAGCTGCTGGTACTCGCAACTCTGCGGAATGGTCAGGTGACAGCCGATATTCATCGCCCAGGCTTCGACCTTGCATAGGAAGATATACATCTCTCCGGTTTCCAGCTCAGACGTATGACGAAGGGATTGCACGGTGGTGACGTCGCCAGACACGACGTCTACCCGGTCTTTGCTCTCATAGCCGAGATAGGTGTGCTTCATCGCGTCTTTGACCCACTCGGGTGTAGCGAAGGTCTTGCCGCGGGCGATGAGGTATTCGCTTATTTCCGTATACCACATGTGGCTGAGCGCGTTCTGCGACAGGCTGCGCTTCTCGCGCCACGGCTTCACCTGCAGGCGGAAGCATTGTCCGGCATCCAGCAGGGGCTGAATCTGCTGGCCGATGGCTGCGAAGTTACCGCGATGGAGTTTGATGCCGTCTACTGGAAGAGTCATACGGCCTCCTTAACGGAAACCGCAGAATGCAGAAAATCGCAGGTGCATTTCTGCATCTGTGACAAGGTGAGGAGTTCAGATTGTGGTCGCATTTAAGTCCCCTTAAATGCGCAGAAGTCACCGGAGTTGTTCAGGCTCCGATGACATGATTATGGCTGGATGATTCTTGAAAATCAAACGGTGGTATCCATGCTTTGAATAATAGCGTGTAATGAGGTTGCGGTGGAATTCTGCAGTTCTGTATCGGTTGCTGGGATGTGTTCAAAACTATCGATGTAAAATCTTACACCGTCCTGCCTCACCCAATAGACAAGCCAGTCTCCAGAAATAACGTCTTTACCTTTAAAGGGCTTTAAGGACAACTCAGTTGCTAACTGAGAAATTTGCTTTCTCGCTTCTTCCTCACCGATTTGAATACCAATATTTTGAAACTCTGAAATTTGGTCTTCTAAGGACACATTCTTGGTGCTCACACCATTCTGCTCTAAAAACATCTGGATGAGATTTCTCTCCCCTCGGCCGAGCAAATCCGGTGATGAAGGATTTTTCTCAGGAGCCTCGCCTTTCTGTCTAAACGCGTTATAGGCGCGAGTAAAATTGTCTTCTGAAACATGGATATGATGAAACCCAGCTAAAGCGCCCTTGAGTTCACGCTCTTGATGCCGCATTGCTAAGGTTGATGGGGCAACCTTCATTCCTTCAAGAAGCCGAATAGACTCCAAAACATTTCGGGCGAAAAATCCCCTTCCATTTAATGCGTCTTCGATTATTTTCTGAGATAGATGGCTAGAGACTCTATCCTTAAAATGATCATCAATAATCACTTCCCTTCCTCCTGTTTCAGGTAAACCGGATCGCTACCTTTCGGTAAAGTTATCGACTGCTCACGGTAAAACTTCAGGCGCTCAAGGAAGTAATCCCGCAAATGCTCAGGCTGCTCCCGCAAAACCACCTCAGCAATAACAGGCATGTTCATGCGCTCTTTGTACGCCACGCCGGAGGCCGCCAGGTCAACGTTAACCTTGTCGCGATCCTCCTGCGGCTTTGCTGCAATGTTCCAGTCAGTCATTAGTCAGCAGTACTCCCGCGCCAGCGTTTGTTAGTTTCTGAGATTCGATCCGTATCGACGGACTCGACCTCCCCTTCGGAAAATCTAATGGCATTTGCTTTATTTAGTGCAGCCCTTGCTTCCGCTTCGGCCTTACTAAAATGCACTTTCTTTTTTCCCCTGAAACTACCAACGCGGATTTTGGAAGAGGTCTGCGCCTTGTACTTGCTGATCCGCAGCTGTGCTGCCAAATGTGCTTTTGCCTCGGTGCGGTTGGCGGGCTTCTTCTTGACCAACTCAAGGTCTAATTTGTATTGCTGCTCAGCATTTAGCTTCTTCGGCTTCATGATGTCACTCTCAAACAAAGTCCGTTTATCATAGAATAAAAGGCCCCTAAGGGCCTTGATTTATATCTATGGCAATTCTCGTCAACCTGTTCGTCACTTCACCTCCTGCTGCGGTGCTGCTGCGAGCATGGCAGCGCGGTGCCGCAGTAACTCCATCAACACATTTTCAAACAACCTGGCATTCACTTCGACGGATCCATGAACGCAACGCGAGTTACATTCGCTAATTACTGCCTGGGTTTCAGAGAGAATTTTTGTCAGGCGCTCTGTGGTAATAGTGCTCATGATGCCTCTCCTTTACCGGCTGAGGCGTTTTCCAGCTCATTGATGCGCTTGCGCAGGGCCGCTATCTCCATCTCGGCAGCGTCGGCGTAGTGGACATTGGAATGCTCTTTCAGATGCCCGCACGCCATCATGAAACCACGATGGTGCTCGCGGTTAGCTCGGCAAATCTCTTCTTCGATGCGCCGGTCTTTGGCTTCCAGCTCATCCAGCAGCGCCAGAACTCTCTCAGCCGTGAATGTATTGCAAAAGTCATGTACTGGTTTCCATTCTGGATTTGCCGGGTCGACAACTTCTCCGAACACACCAACTGCATGCCATAAAGGGGTTGATTTCGCAGCTGAGGCAATATCACGCAGCGCCTGTTTGTCGATGTTGCTCATTGGGCGGCCTCCCGGGTTAACTTTTCGAAGATTGCATCAAGTGCTTTTCGTTTTCCGATATGCCCGCCACCGACCCACTCGCCGCGAAGCAAGGCGTAATATTTGCCGTCGTCTTCGTGGTACGGGCCTCGGATCGACCAGTCGGTTGTGATAGCGTCGATCGCCTTTTTAGTTTCTGCGAAATCCATCATGCTCATACCCCTACCCTCCCCCAAACCATCAATACCCGCTTCATAGCTGCGCTGTTCCGGCACTCCTGGCAGATCACGTTCACCGACTCAGCACGGCGGCCGGATTTCTTTTTTGCCTGCGACAGCGAATAAACGCGGTGACCTTTCGGACCTTCAAACTTCAGCTCACCTGTGTTGACCATCACCGATATAACGCTGGATATGCTCCGGTAAGTGGCTCCCATGGCATCTGCTATTTGTGTAGCGCCCAGTTTGCTGCCATCGCTCAGTACGGACGCGATCCGTGCCGGATAGCTGCTATCGCTTACTCTTCTCGCTTTTGCACTGCTGAATGCGCCTTTCATCGCCCGGTTCTTCAGATGATGAGCACCCTCGCCTTTACGCCACTCCTGATATTTCGCTTCACTGGTGAAGTAGCCGAAGCCAGCCATGCTGAAAATAAGACCCAGTCCACGCAGTGCAGCGATTTCACGGTCCAGGCCCTTGCCACTGATGCCAATTACCTCGATGAGGTCAGCACGCTTTACAGGCTGGTTAGCGACCACGTGATCAACAATGCGTTGTTTTAAACTGTCCATTTCACACCATCCCGTTCGACTTGTTGCGGTTGTATTTGGCCTGCAGCAACTGGATCGGCGTCGGCCCGTGCTCGGCAACCGGTGCGGCAATTGCCCGGCGTACCGGCGGTACTGGCTTACCCTCGGTGACGCGCTTCTCCCACATGTCCAGCAGATCACCCGCCTCGCGTGCCAGCTCACCATGCGTTAACTGGCGCTCTGTGCTGCGGTGACGCAGTTCGACGCAGATGTGGTACATGACCGGCTGAGACCAAGGGAATTGCTCACTTGAGGTGAACTCGAACGAACGGTTACGCCAGTCCCAGTATTCGGCGATCACCTTGTCAACGGTGATACCAAGCACCCCGCCGCTCTGCTTGCACCAGGAGACAAACTGACCCGGAGAAGGCAGGAATGGTCGCTCCTGTCGGCGGGCAATGCGCATACCGGCATCAACCTGAGCCATTGAGTGGATCCCGTTCTCCTGAAATGCCAGCAGCCACTGACGGCGGAATTCGTCCAAGTCACGCTGTTCTCGGAAGTTCGCCATGCTGGCCGGAAACGCGGCGCGCAGCTCGTTGAACAGCCTGTTAAATACCTGCGCCACCTGCTCGACCGGTGCACGCTCCTGGTACTGCTCTGGCAGGTTGTGGGCCATGCGGCTCATCTGCTCGCGGTCGTGGTTATGCATCTGCTCTGCAAGAGATTTCATCAGATCACCCCGTAGGCCCAGTCAGTGTTGTTGAAGTCCAGATCCGGCTTGCCAGGTTCTTCGCCTGTCTGCTGCTTGTTGCGTTTGATATCGAGTTGGGTCCACTTGTCGCGCAGCGTTGCCGGGCATAGAACATTCCCCTTCCAGAACTTGTCGTTACAGGCCCATTTGAACAGGGCAGCGATTTCGTAATGGGTGCGGTCGTCACGCTCGCGCATCAGGCGGATGTCGTTAGCCCACGCTGCGTAGTTTGGTTTTTTGGCAGATGGTGAAATGCTTTGCACCATGGTGAACAGCCATTCAGCGCAGCGTAGGTCTTCAGAGTTACCCCACTTCGTGCCGCTCTGAATTGCCGCTTCAGGTTTAATGACAGGCGGTTTCTTTCCGGGCTTGTCAGAGGATTCGTCAGAATTCTCGGACGTAGAGTTATTTATATTCTTGTTATTACCTTCTTGTTCATGATGTGCGGGGAATTGTGCGGTCTTGTGTGCGGCATACCCACCTGAACCCGCGCCATTACTGGACTCGTCATGTGCGCCTGTATGTGCGGCTTTATGTGCGGGTAAATCGTCCATTTTTTGAGCATACTCGACGTAATTTGTTATGGTGATCACCCGGCCTTTTCGCTTTTCTCCCTCGATGGAAATCATTCCTTCGCGGACGAAAACAGACAGCATTCTCTCCACAGCGTCGCGGCTTGTCGGGTTGCCCTGACGGTCACACAACTGAAGGCCAAGATCTGCAGCAGTGACGACCAGTTGACCGGGTTGCAGAGGCCATTGTTTGCCTTTGAAGAATGCCGTATATGGCTGTCTGGCTGCGTCAATGAGCAGGTTCTCCCACAACGCACGCAGGAATACATCCTTAGCCCAGGACTTCTTCTTGATGCTCCGGTACAACGGGACGTAACCAGACTTCTGGTTCTCCATCCTGTTGCTCCTTGCGGCTGAGTGCGCCGCGAAATTTGCGTAAGCGACGTTAGACACAGTTAAACCTCCTGCGCCTGGCGTTTTGGATTAGCATTTGTCATAATGACCTCGCACTTGTTATCTGCATTTGCACCTGAAAGTCGGTTCTGTTCGCGCAGACCGGCTTTCGCCATTTTTGATACTTCCCATCACATGACTCCCGGCGCCATAGCGGCCAAACTTGTCACCACTGCAGCTATTGATTCAGTTGGCAGAAATCTCAGCAGCGATTCAGCAGCTTCCTTCACCTCTTTCTCAAGGCGTTGTATCGGCTGACCAAGTAGCTTTGCCTGATGCGCTTCCGCGCACTCTTTCATGGCATCAGCAATCAACTCCTCTTTCGTTTTACCGTTCACCAGGCCGAACTGACGCGCTACCTGCTCGTTATCCCGCGCCATCACATCGACAATGACGGGGATCAGCAGCACCAACCCTTTATCGTTCTTCGGGCCCGGATCGTTAATCATCCGGAAGAAGTTCTGCTTTGTGTTGTGCTCTGAACCGGCCAGCAGTAACCCACGACCGCCTCGTGCCAGCCACTCTTTGGCTACCAGTTGCGAAATGTGGACCTGAGCCTGCCCTGGTGTTGCCTTCTGCCAGGCGCGAACTGCTTCGCGAATACGAGTTAGCTTACTGGTATTGCGCGGAACGCCTTGATAATTCGAAATCATCGGATTCGCCGTGAATCCGGTATTCTCTTGATACGCAAGTGAATGCATTGCTTTCCCTTTCGTGGTTAGGGCCGCCGGTCAGGCGGCGTTGCTTTTTGGGGGGAACAAGGCATCAAGAGATGTGTTGCTCCCCAGCTTGTTCATCGCCTCAACCAGGCGGCGGCACGACTCCAAGTCTGGTGCTCGTATGCCAGCTTCATAGTTAGCAAGGCGGGACTGGTTCCAGCCGCATGAGCCCGCTAACTCTGATTGAGTGATGCCAAGCTTCTTACGTTCGTTGGCGATATTGTTCATGCTGATCCTTTCAATAATGGTCACTCAGCATCATTAAACACAATTCGTGATTAATAATCAACACAAATCGTGAAAGGCATTCCAACACGCTACGTGATAAAAATATGCGTATGAAAAAAAATGAATCTATAGCCAGCAGAATTAAGCGCATCCGTGAGTCAAAAGGCCTATCTCAGAGGGCTTTAGCTGATCTTTGTGGGTGGGCTTCGCAATCACGCATAGGAAACTATGAGGCTGGCACACGTAGTGTGAGCGTTGATGATGCAGAGGTTATCGCCAAGGCTTTGGGTATCTCCGCCCCTGAGCTATTATTTGGTGATGACTTTGTTGGCCATTACAAACCAGGAGCAAAGTATCCTTTGATTAGCTGGGTAAGCGCAGGGGCGTGGTGTGAGGCTAATGAGCCATATACTCTGAAAGACATAGAGGAATGGTATGAATCTGATGCTCATATTGAGGGGACTGCTTTCTGGTTACGTGTTCAGGGAGACTCAATGACATCACCCGTTGGACTAAGCATCCCTGAAGGCATGATGGTTCTTGTCGATACCGGGAAAGAACCAGTAAACGGAAGCCTGGTAATAGCTAAACTTACCGACGCTAATGAGGCGACATTCAAAAAGTTGGTTATCGACGGCGGTAATAGATACCTCAAAGGCCTCAATCCGCAGTATCCCCTGATCCCAGTGAATGGTAACTGCAGAATTATTGGTGTTGCCATTCAAACTATGATGAAGCTTTGAAGACCAATTAGGACGGAACCAGGAATGAAAAAAATAATTTTGGCTTTGGTAGTTTCAGCGCTGTTATCTGGATGTGTTATGAAGAGCACAGCCCATGCTGGAAAAGACTTTGATGAAACTAAGATTTCGCAAATCGTTAGTAAGCAGACTACAGAAGCTGACCTTCTCCGCCTGATGGGTGAACCAGTGAAAAAGGAGATCGTTAGCGACAATGAAGTTAAGTGGGTCTACGAATACGTAACTTCTAATGCAGCCGTAAGAATGTTCTCCACTAAGCCAAAAGTCGATGTTACGAAAAAGGTTCTTGAAGTATTGATCCGCGATGGCGTCGTTGTTAATCACGCGTATACAAATCCAGGTACAACTACATACAAGTAACCCCTCCAGAACCATCATCATGATTGAAGCCCACTTAGGTGGGCTTTTTTTATGCCCGCCGAAAAAATAAATTTCTATAAAATTCAACAACAACACGATATGTGTTCATTTATAATCACAAAGCGTGTTGACTACATAAACACATTCTGTGATTATCAATCCATCGAAACGAAACATCGACAGCTGAGCGAAGTTAGCCAGCGGCGGACAGCAAGTCGCCTGCTTCTTTAACAACATGCAGATTTACAGCGTCAATGACCTGTTAAGACCCCCACACGAAAACGTGCTGTATCACCGGGTGCGATCCGGTCGGTGAGAGAGTATCCCCGCGCGAGAGCGAGAACGGCGTGAGAACGGGCAACACTGGCAGGAATTTGGCGCTGATTCAACTTAGAGGAGTGATTCCAATGAAGCACTAAAGCGGACAGACCGCACCTTGATGCCTTCTCAGGCAGCGTGACGACGGCGTTAATACGGTCGGGTTCCCACGGCGGCGTAGTGAGGGAAAGGAGGCGTTAAGCATCACTGAGTTACCGGTTAGCGCCCGGTTAACGCGCAAGCAGCTTTAAAGGTGACCGGGCGACCGGCGCTGGCCACTGCGAGAGTGTGGCGAAGTGCTTTGGGCTGGCAGACGGTTATCAGCTAGTTGGTGAGGTAATGGCTCACCAAGGCGACGACGGCCTTCCCTGCTGCGTGAAAGTGGGGAGCCAGCACCAAAGCATTTCTCCCGCATCAGCGGGTAACGACAGAGGGTAAGGCGATGGAACCAGAATATTTCTGCACAATTACTTGCGAAACCACCTTAACGCATCTTTTCAGGGAGGATATCAACTATGAAGTCTTTCTGATTGACGGTGATTACTTTGTGGATGACCAGGAAAACAACCAAAAAGAAGTTTTCAAATCTGATTACAACGAAAACGTCTGGCTCACTACTGATGGCAAAAGCGCTCGGTTCATCGAGTGCAACGCGAGATAGCAACCCGCTCCGGCGGGTTTTTTATCGGCCATACATAGGCAGATTTTCGAGTCTGCCCATTTATGACAACCGGCGGCCATCCACCGCCCATTAGCGCAGAAGTCTTGTATTAACCGTTCCGTTCGCCGCGATAAGGCCAAGAGGATTTATGAATAACAAAACTGGCGGTCCAGCTTTTCCACAATCAGGTGTATGTACTCCTGAAATTCACTCATGGGATGGCGAAGATTTTGGTGGTCGTGGAATAAGCATACGTGACTACTTCGCGGCTAAGGCTATGCAGTCTGCATTGTTAACTTCGAAGCCCGAGAATCCGCAGGGACGAATGGATATTTTTGCTCAATCAGTAGCTGAAATCTCTTACGAGATGGCTGACGCAATGCTCCGCGCCCGGGAGGCATCATGACAGTCACCCACAACGGCAAGAAGTACACCGTAAAGCGCTGCGCCCTGAACAATAACGAATGGCGGTTAACGTCGCTCACCAATCCGCGCGAACAGGTCACACTGAACCGCTGGCAGATGCACGTTGCTGGATTACTGGCTCAGGTGGAGGGTAAAAAATGATGCACCACTACGGCACTACCCCGCTCATTCGCCAATGCGTCACGCCCGGCATGATGGCAATGCATGAAGGCCGAACCTATCGCGTCTCAGCAGTCATTCAGGAGCGCAAATGGGTGTACCTGCACACCGATGCAGAAATTATCCGCCTCAGTGACTGCGTGATTGACGTCCTTCTGGACGGTCACGGCAACCCTATCCAGCACTAACCACCCTATTCAACCGATCGGCCTGGCATTACGCGGGCGGGATCTGCACATCCAAATTTCAGGAGAAACCATGAGCGAAGTAACGGACTTAGTCGTCATTGAGAAACAGAACGCAATGGCGGTATTCACCACCAAAGAGCAGCTCGACCCCATTATTGAGGCGATCGAGAAAGAAGCTCGCAGCCTGGTGCCGGATGTGTCGACCCGTAAAGGCCGCGACGCTATCGCATCCATGGCGCATAAGGTTGCCCGTTCCAAAACCTACATCGACAACGCCGGCAAGGATCTGGTTGCTGAGCTTAAGGCCCTGCCGAAGCAGATCGACGAAAGCCGCCGGATTGTGCGTGAGCGGCTGGACGCGCTGAAGGATGAAGTGCGCAAACCACTCACCGAATGGGAAGCCGAGCAGGAACGCATTAAGGCTGAAGAAGCCATGAACGCGCTGCACGCCGAAGCGCTGGAAATGAACGAAGAGTTCGACCGCCAGCGTGCCGCGCAGATCGAAGCAGACCACGAAATGGCTCTGCTGATGAATGACAAGTTTGACCGTGACCGCGAAGAGCAGCGCCGCCAGGCGGAACAGGCTCAACGAGAGCACGAAGAGCGACTGAAGCAGGAAGCGGCAGAACAAGCCCGCCGCGATGCCGAAGCGAAGCACAAAGCTGAGATTGAAGCCGCAGCACGCCGTGCAGAGCTGGCTGAACGACAGCGCGTCGAAGCGGAGCAGCGCGCAACACGCGAAAAAGAAGAAGCCGTTGCTGCAGAACGCCGCCGCCAGGAAAAGGAAAAAGCCGACCATCTGGCCAAAGAGCAGCGTAAAGCTGAAGAAGAAGCGCGCCGCGCCGCAGACAAAGAGCACCGCCGAACCGTCAACCGTCGTGTCTACGCAGACCTGATTGCTCAGGGCATCCCCGAAGAATTCGCGCAGAAAGCAGTGCTAGCTATCGCTGGCGGCAAAGTGCAGGACGTGCACATCAAATATTGAGGCAACCATGAACGCATACCTCACTTACGAACGAATCGAAGATCGGCGCTGGGCTGAACAGCAGCTCACCGACGAGAAAGAGAAGTGGATCGACGACCGGGCGCAGCAAATCATCGAAATGATGCCGAAAGAACCGTCCGGCCTCTTCCACTTCTCGGTCCCGATTCACAACACACCTTACTCCGGACTTCGCAGCGATAAAGCTGGCGAGGCCTACAACGATTTCATTTCGGCAGTTGCTTACGCCCAGGCTGAATACGACTGGGATCACCGTACCGGCTGCCCGTTTTAATTTTTGAGGGGATTAACGATGGCAAACGAATTAACAATCACAGCGAGCGCGCTGCAGGAAAAAGGCATCGACGTCGCTACGTGGAGCGCACTGAAGAACAGCATCTACCCGGGCGCCAAAGACGAATCGGTAATGATGGCGCTTGATTATTGCCGCGCCCGTCAACTTGATCCGTTACTGAAGCCCGTTCACCTCGTGCCGATGAGCGTCAAAGACTCGAGAACAGGTAAAAGCGAATGGCGCGACGTGGTCATGCCGGGTATCGGCCTTTACCGCATCCAGGCGGACCGCTCCGGAGATTATGCCGGGGCCCGCGAATCAGAGTTCGGTCCAGACACGACGCAGACGCTTTCTGGTGTCGAGGTGACCTTTCCTCAGTGGTGCAAATACACCGTTTACAAGCGCATGCCCAGCGGAGAGATCGTCGAGTTCAGCGCCAAAGAATACTGGATTGAAAACTACGCCACCGGCGGCCGCGACACCACGGCGCCGAACGCGATGTGGAAAAAGCGCCCGTATGGACAACTGGCGAAATGCGCAGAAGCGCAGGCGTTGCGTAAGGCTTGGCCCGAGATCGGACAGCAGCCTACCGCCGAAGAAATGGAAGGCAAATCACTGGACGTAGATATCCGTGATGTCACGCCGCGCAGCACCACAGAAGCGCTTCGACCAGCAGCAAGCGAAGAAACGCTTCAGGCGATCACCGATCTCTTAACGACCCTGGATAAAGACTGGGAGAAAGACTTCCTCCCACTGTGCAGCGACATCTTCAAACGGCAAATTCTTGAGGCGTCAGAACTCACTGAAGAAGAGGCACAGAAAGGGTTTGGCTTCCTTCAGAAAAGGGCTAAGGCGGCAGCATGACACCAGAAATTATCCTGTCCCGGACCGGCATTGACGTAACCACTATCCAACAGGGCGATGAGGCGTGGCACAGGCTGCGACTCGGCGTCATTACTGCCTCTGAAGTGCACAACGTCATTTCCAAGCCAAGATCTGGGAAGAAGTGGACAGACATGAAAATGTCCTACCTCCACACCCTACTCGCCGAGGTATGCACCGGCGTAGCGCCAGAGGTTAACGCCAAGGCGCTGGCCTGGGGAAAGCAGTACGAGGAAGACGCCCGCACCCTCTTCGAGTTCACCACCGACGTGAAAGTCACGGAGTCTCCGATCCTGTTCCGTGACGAGAGCATGCGCACCGCGTGCTCCCCTGACGGCTTGTGCAGTAACGGATTCGGCCTTGAGCTTAAATGCCCTTTCACCTCACGCGACTTTATGAAGTTCCGCCTTGGCGGCTTTGAAGCAATCAAGTCTGCGTACATGGCCCAGGTGCAGTACAGCATTTTGGTTACCGGAAAAGATGCCTGGTTCTTTGCAAACTATGACCCGCGCATGAAGCGCGAAGGCATTCACCATGTCGTCGTTGAGCGCGATCAACAGTACATGACCGATTTCAACGAAATGGTGCCGGAATTCATCGAGAAGATGGACGAGTCGCTGGCGGAGATCGGTTTCACGTTTGGCGAACAATGGAGGTAACAATGGGTGCCAATCACTGGCAGCCGTGGGAAAACCTGTTCCTGCATGAAGTTGCCGGCCAGATGCCCGTCCCATTGATTGCCGAAAAACTTGAAAGGACCGAGCGCGCCGTTTACACCCAGGGGGCACGCCTCGATGTGAAATTCACGGGCAATACCAACTGTAGGAAGTGGACAAAAGCAGAGCTGTTTCTGTTTGGCCGGTTCACTCCTGAAGAAATCGCAGCGGCAACCGGCCGCTCTATCCACTCCGTGCGCAGCAAGCGCAACTCACTTGCCCGATCGGCAGGAGGAAAAGTCATGCCTGAATGGACTACCGAAGAGCTGGCCCTGCTGTGGCGACACTCAAACGCTGAAGTCGCAGCGATTACCGGCCGCAGCATTGATGAGGTCGGAGATAAGCGGCTTCAAACCAATATTGAGCGTAATGGTTGGGATGTTAACGATCCGGAGCGTGAGGAAGAATGACCGATTACACCGGCAGCAACACGCCAGCGGATCAACGCGACCTCTGGCGCACTCCAGCAGCCCTTTTCGCTTCCCTTGATGCTGAGTTTTGCTTCCAGCTGGATGCCGCCGCGGCGCCGCATAACGCCCTTTGCCGCAAGTTCATCACCGCCGAGCAGAACACGCTGGAAACGCCATGGGCTGATTACCTGAGCATTCCCGGCTACGTCTGGCTGAACCCGCCATACAGCGACATCACCCCTTTCGTGAAGAAGGCTGCAGCCGAGAGCGCCAACCAGATCGGCACGGTTATGCTTGTACCCGCTGACACTTCGGTTGGCTGGTTTAAGGAGGCTATCCAGACCGCCAGCGAGGTTCGCTTCATCACTGCCGGACGGCTGGCATTTATCAACCCGGTCACCGGTAAGCCGTTAAGCGGCAACAACAAAGGGTCGATGCTCATCATCTGGCGACCGTATCCGCGTACACACTGCCACTTCGCAACTGTGGACCGGGACGAGCTGATGGCTTTCGGGGCGAAACTTCTCGCCCGCCGGGAGGCCGCATGACGCCAGAAACAGACAACGCCATCCGCGCCGCCTGCCGCCGTTGCACCGAGGAAATCCAGCAGGCCATGCGCAAGAAGCCAAAGCCTAACTGGAACGAAACGGTGCCCCCCATCATCAACAAGCATCACAAGAAAATTGAAGCTCTGGGAGTTAGCCTCCTGGAGTTCGTCGTCAAAACTGGCCGCCTTAACGGGCGGTTTGGAGCCGAACAATGACAACAGAATTTAAAGCCCTGCCCGTCGAGCGCGATCAATACGGTTACTGGACTCACCCGCTTTACGATGAGTTTTGCGATGGCCGCGAATCCATTTCACCTGATGAGTTTAACGCCTGGCTGGATAAGAACAGGCTCGAATGGACGGTAATTTACCGCGATGAGGACGACGCTGATCCAGATGTTGACGGCTATAACATTTCGGCTTGGCAGCCAGAAACACCTGCCGGCGATGGTTGGTTTGTCGGTTCAATTCACGACACGGAAGATGGCGCGGTCTGCATCTGGCTAAGGGCGAAGCCGTAATGGTGATATTTAAAACTCGGGAGCTTATGGCTCCCTTTTTATTGCTGGCGTTCACCTTCAACCGAATTAACCGACAGTTCGCGGAGTGACTATGGAAGAAATGACACAAGAATTTAAAGACTGGTACGAAAAAGAAACTGGGTGGTGTGTAGAAGATGCACCCTCACACGATGTTACTGCGCTTATCTGGCTGGCATGGAAAGCCGGAAAAAAGGCTGGTGGAGACTTGAAGGGGTGAATCATGGACATCATCGATACAGCAGCAGAGATTGAAGAGCTTCAGCGTAACGCAGCCCTTTCCGCTCACCGGCTGAACCGCAACGCCATATCAGCTGAGCGTTGTGAAGAATGCGGGGAAGACATCCCGGCGCCTCGGCGCGCTGCCGTTCCAGGCTGCCAGACGTGCGCCAGTTGCCAGGAAGAGATCGAACTCAAGAATAAGCAGAGGGGGATCCAGTGAAAGAGCGCGGAATGATTTTTAACGCCGAGATGGTTCGCGCCATTCTCGATGGCAGGAAGGCGCAGACCCGGTGTGTTATGAAACCTCAACCTGAACCTTGTCCGCCACCACGTGGCGGGAACTGGTGGCCCAGCAACGTTTTCAAAACAATGCTTCACATTGAAGAAGAAATGCAGAACGGCAAAGGCGGCTGGGGCGGTCTGGTCGGCGACGCGTGCCCGTTCGGCGACGTCGGCGATCGTATATGGGTGCGGGAGACGTGGGGTGTAGTGAGTCATGAACTGAATGAGGACGGTCGCATTCAGCCATGGAACCCTGACAGACCTGCCACAGCCATTCACGAAATGCCGTTTGGTAATGGTTACTACTCTGGTCACGCTATTTACGCAGCAGATGGAGAATTTACCTGGGGTGATGACGATGGCTATGAAGATGGCCGTTCGTGCTGGAAGCCATCTATCCACATGCCTCGCGCAGCCTGTCGCATTCTGCTGGAAGTTACCGGCCTTCGGGTGGAGCGGTTGAATAGTATCAGCCAGGAGGATGCGCGAGCTGAAGGCATGGAGCTTACCGGATGGCGGCCAACATATTCTGACCCAGATAGTGGCGGTGAAGTATGGACTCCATATGACAATTTTGCGCAACTGTGGGAATCCATCTATGGCGAAGGAAGCTGGCAGGCCAACCCTTGGGTATGGGTAATCGAATTTAAGGTGGTGCCCAATGTTCAGGATAATCCAGCCTAATACCTGGTACGCCGATCCCCACGGCGCGCCCTGCAAAAATCATCCGCGCTACACACGAAGTCATCCACTACCTACGCAACGGTCGCACCTGCATCGCCAGCATGGGCCGCTTTCAGCACGAATTCGAGCCGCTGACCAAAGCACAGGCCGAGCGGATCGCCGAAGAAATCGAAACAGCAGAAAACCTGAAGAAACTGCGCGCCCAGCGCGCGGCGTAAGGAGAACTATGAGCACCATTCAGGACATCAGAAACCAACTTTCAAATCTGGTAACCGAGGCGCACAAGGTTGCGTGCTCCCTCAAAATTGGTGATGAGAGAACGGAAGCATTTGAGCTTTACGAAGCGCTTCGACGACTTCAGCGGCAGGGAGCCGCCGGAGAGATTCTCTCAGCAACTAACCCACTTCTCGCCTCGCCATATTACGACGAGGACTGGGACGAAGATGAAGACGACTGACGCAACTGATAGCCAGTTATGAGCTGGCTATTGGGTGCGAAAGCACTGCTCCGTTATCCCTTTTGCCCGGCCCCGCGCCGGGCTTCTTTTTGGGAGTTAACCATGCAATCAAACCCCGTACTCAAGTTCATCGGCGCGCTTATCGCCCTTGGCGCTCTCATCTCATTTATTCACGAACCGGAAGGTGTGCAATGGCTGCTTTTAATGTGGGCGCATTAGTCCAGAAGAAGACCGGCGGTATCCATGGCGTGGTGGATAGCCAACTGGAGCCGGAAGGCGATCACCCGAAGGCCTGGGTGCGTTGGGATGACGGCAATTATTCAGTGCACGCGGAAAACGAATTACGCGCGGCCACGCCAGACGGCCCGCAGTTTTATAAAACGATGTCATAGGAGCGACCATGAGCGAAATGACCTTAATCGTGCCCAATGATTGGGTAACCGAAGAAAAGCTCGTCGAGATTACCGGCCTGCGCCCGGGCACTATCGAGCGGGCCCGCAAAAATTGCTGGATGGTTGGACGGGAATACCTTCACATCTCACCGGACGGCGTGCCGAAGAAAAACAGCGAATGCATGTACAACCGCAAGGCTGTCGACCAGTGGGTTGAGAGCATGTCAAAGAAACAGCCGGGTGCGCGCCAATGAAGATCCGTTTATGCTTAGCGGGCTCTTGGACGTCAGGAGGGAATAATGGCTAAGTCAGCATACCCAACAGGCGTGGAGAACCACGGAGGAACGCTCCGCATATGGTTCATATATAAAGGTAGCCGGGTGCGTGAAAGCCTAGGCGTGCCGGATACACCAAAAAACAGAAAGGTCGCTGGCGAGCTTCGCGCGTCGGTGTGCTTTTCAATAAAGACCGGAAGTTTCAACTATGCCGCACAGTTCCCGGACTCGCCGAACCTTAAAAGGTTTGGGGTGGAGAGCAAGGAAATCACCGTGCTGGAGCTGGCGAATAAGTGGCTGGAACTGAAACGCATGGAGATCAGCACCAACGCTATGTCACGCTATTCATCTATAGCGCGCAACATGGTGCCAAGGATTGGCGGGGACAGGCTGGTATCTGCGGTAACGCAGGAGGACCTTCTGTTTATAAGGAAGGAATTGCTCACCGGTTATCACACCCTGAAGGCTGGGCAGAAAACTCCGGTTAAAGGCCGCTCAGTCAGAACGGTCAACAACTACATGAAGATCATGGGCGGGATGTTTAAGTTTGCCGCCGACAGTGGGTATGTCCGAGTGAACCCGTTCACCGGGATCGCCATGCTTAAGCGGTCACGCTGCGAACCTGATCCGCTGACGCGTGAGGAGTTTGTCAGGATGATTAACGCCTGCGCCCACCAGCAGCTGAAAAACATGTGGTCGCTGGCCGTGTACACCGGCGTGCGCCACGGCGAGCTTGTGTCGCTGGCCTGGGAGGATATCGACCTGAAAGCGGGTACGATGATGATCCGCCGGAACCACACGTTAACGAAGGAGTTCACCCTTCCGAAAACGGAGGCCGGAACGGACCGCATCATTAACCTCATTCAGCCGGCGATTGACGTGCTGAAGAGCCAGGCCGAATTAACACGCCTGGGTAAGCAGTATCAGGTTGAGGTGAAACTGCGCGAGTATGGCCGTACTGATGTGCATCCGTGCACGTTCGTGTTCAACCCGCAGATCGCACCACGTAATGGCCGTGCCGGGCATCATTACGCAGTGGGGTCAATTAACCAGTCGTGGGAAGCGGCAATGCGACGCGCCGGGATTCGCTATCGCAGAGCATACCAGTCCCGACACACGTATGCATGCTGGTCGTTAGCTGCCGGTGCCAACCCAAACTTCATCGCGAAGCAAATGGGCCACACCGACGCGCAAATGGTTTACCGGGTATACGGATCCTGGATGGCTGAAAATAACCAGGACCAGGTACTCATACTCAACCAGAAATTGAGTGAGTTTGCCCCATCTATGCCCCACGCTGTGGGATCGGATGGTTATTAATTATAAATATCATTAGGTTAGGCAACCTAAACCTGCATGCCCATCACTTCCTGATAAGCAGACACAAGCTTGTTACGCACCTGAATCCCCATCTGCAGGGAAACCGAGGCTTTTTGCAAATCGGTCATCACATCATTCAGTGCCACGCCCGGCTCGCCGAGGGTGA